TAAGAAAGAAGATGCAGATGAAAACGGCTATGTGATGGCGATTGCTGGGCCGATCACAAAGTCCGCTTGCGTAGGTTATCCATATAAGTGGTTGTGGAATGAGGTTGCAAAGCATCCATACGCATACCCTGTTTGGAAGCCCATCAAGGAGGTATGACACATGGCAATTAATAAGAAAATCCGTGAGGTTGTGTATCAGAAATATAATGGACACTGTGCGTATTGTGGCAGGGAAATTTCTTATAAGGATATGCAGGTAGACCACTTCAAACCGTTAAGGACACTGGAACCGGATAACAAAAATGCAAACGATATTTCAAATTTGATGCCAGCTTGTCGAATGTGCAATCACTATAAACGTGCAAATTCCTTAGAGGTATTCCGAAAATACATTTATGAAATTCCAAGCAAACTAAGAAATGATTACATTTACAAAATTGGCGTAGCTTACGGAAATGTAATTGAAAACGAAAAGGAAATCGAATTTTTCTTTGAAAGAGCAGAGAAAGAGCAAAAGAGGTGATAACTCTTGGCAACACCCCCGAAGCGTGGTCGTGGTAGACCGCCGCTGACCGAAGCGGAAAAGAAAAAGCGTGAGAAGCGGGCGCAAAAGGCAAAAGAAGAAGCCGCTGCGAAGCGTGAGAAAGAGCGTGAAAAGAAGCGGCTGCAAAAGAACGCCATGAACAGAAAAATTAGGTCGAAAGCCAGTCAAAAACTGGCGGAAAGGCAACAGGAAGCATTGGAAAAAGTCAGAGAAATTGATGTGAACGATTTGTCCGTTTTGCTCGATGGTGAGGATGATAGAAAAATTCAAGGAATGATTGCGGCAGACTACTTCGACAATCTTCCGAAAGTGAACATGGACAATCCGATTGATGTCAAAAATCGACTGGATTTTTTCTTTAATTGTTGCAAAATAGCACGAATTTCTCCTGTCATTGAATGGATTGCACTTTCTCTCGGAATCAAGTGGGTTAGCTTGAAACAAATCATGCTTGGAGAAAGACGAAATGATAGTTTACAGCAAGAATACATTCTTAGAACTGTTCTGAAAATGCAGTCCATGTGGGCATACAACGGCATTTATGGGCAGGAAAATCCTGCCGAGTGGTGCTTCCGAGCTAAAAACTATTTTGGCATGAAGGATAACGTAGAAGTTACTGTTGCTACACCAGCGCAACCATTAGGAAATGCTCAAAGCCCTGAAGAACTCGCCCAGAAGTACCAGACGGCTTTGCCGAAAGGGATTGACGTGGAGTACAGAGAGGTGGCAGAAGAGGTGGTCAAGGATGACTAACGGCGATTTTATCCGTTCCATGACGGACGAAGATATTACAGAAAACTTTACGCGGGGCATCTGCGAGCTTATCAAGCATCGTGACCCGGAGCGTTGCCAGAACCGTGAGCATTGTTTTCATTGCGTCAAGGACTGGCTGAAAGAGAAGAACACAATCATGGTGAGGGCTGACCAATGGGAACTTTAATTGACTTCTCCGACCCCTGCCTACGCACGTTTCTGCCTGTCCTCTTGCAAGACCACACGACAGGCAAGAACATCATTTGGGCGACAGACCCTCCTCCTGAACTGGGCGTGGGCTTTGCAGATGAAATCACGCTGGAACAGCTAGACAAGGTTCATCTTGTCCCTCGTGTGCAGAAACGGCTTGCAGACCAGAAGAAGCGCACCAGCAAGAAAGCAGAGGTGTTTACGCCGACTTGGGTTTGCAAGAAGATGGCAGACGTTGCCGAAAACGACCTGAAGGACGAGGACTTGAAGGAGTACATCAACAAAACTTGTCTTGAAATCACCTGTGGCGAAGCGCCGTTCCTCACAAGCCGATACGATACCACAACAGGGCAGATGATTGCCGTGCCGGACAGAATCGGTCTGCTGGACAGGAAGCTGAATGTTCTGGCAGAGCAGTTCCATGACTACGATATGTGGATGTGCTGGGCAATTAGTGCCTACGCATCAACATACGGCTATGAGTGGCAGGGGGACAATCTCTTGCTGGCAAGGTGCAACCTGTTTTTGACGCTGATCGAGAATTTTAGGTATCGGTTTGATGCTAAAAGGTTGGAAATCGGTTGTATGCCTATGTCCCTTGACTGTATCTCAGACATCATCTCATGGAACGTCTGGCAGATGGATGGTCTAAAAAAGACCGTGCCCGGCACGGACATTCCGTGCAAAATCAAAGGCTGGAAAGCTGACAAAGAAATTCTGTTTAAGGATGTGGGGGAGGAAAAATAAAATGAGCAGTTCCGTAGAATATGCAAAATCAGAACTTGCACGTATTACGAAAGACGGAGACGGGTTGCAGAATGCAATCAATAAGAACATCCTTGACATTATTGAACTTTTTGCAAGTCAAGGCCATAGCGGATTTACCGCTGGGTATGCAATGTCTATTCTGGAGCGACTTTTGCGCTTTAAGCCGATTACTCCGCTGACTGGCGAAGATGATGAATGGATTAATGTGTCGAACGAAATAGGGCAAAGATGCTTCCAAAATAAACGATGCTCAAGCGTATTCAAGACCACTGATGCACAAGGTAACACGATTGAAGTACATGACATTGACGCAATCGCTTATTCCGACAACGGTGGCCTTACGTGGTTTACAAGTAGCCGATTTCGCAAAAATGTGACGTTTCCCTATGAGCCACCTACGCACCCGGAAAAAATCTATATCGAATACACGGAAGATGTTCCGCTTGGCTGGTCTAGCGACAAGTATGAGATTATCACTGACGACAAGGAACGTATCGAAGCGTTGAGAGCTAAGATGCAGGAGAAATTTGATGAAAAGGAGCACTAATGCAGACTGACAGAGGAATCTACCACAAGCGAGTGTGCGACCGCTGCGGAGCGGTTCTTGGCGGCAGGGTGATGAACCCTGACGAATATTTCAAAGACTGGGCGTGGCGCAGGGACACAGGCGACCTGTGCCCGGAGTGCTATGAGGAGTACAAGCGAGTAATCGAACGGTTCAATGCCAACAGAAGAAGAAAGAGAGGGGAGAGATAATGGATGTTTACTGCACCACCGAACATTGCTCTTGCATGGGCATCAAACAGTTTTCGGCTGGCAAGGCTATCCGATGCACAGCAGAATCCTGTAAGAACAAATCTGAGCCATCCTGTGGCTCTTGCAAATGGTACGCAGAGCCGGAGGGCGTGTGCGTGAACGACCAGTCAGAACACGTTGCAGATTTCGTGTGTGACGAACGTGGATGCAAGGAATGGGAGAAAAGAGAAAATGAGTTATGATATTTCGCTTTGCGACCCCGTAACGCATGAAACGCTTAAAGCGGATAGTGCGCATTTTATCGCTGGTGGTATGCGCGCTATGGGTGGTACGAAAGAACTGTGGCTCAACGTTACCTATAATTACAGTCACTTCTATTACCGACCGGAAGTGTTTGGTGAGGGCGGCATCCGCTCCATCTACGGCAAAACAGGCGCAGAGAGCATCCCGATGCTTGAAAAGGCTATTTCTGCACTAGGTGACGATGTAGACAATAGCAACTACTGGAACGCCACAGAGGGCAACGCCAAACGCGCCTTGTACGGTCTGCTTGCATTTGCAAAAATGCGGCCAGACGGCGTGTGGGATGGTGATTGAATGAATAACACGATGTGGCATCCGGCAAGCGAACAGCCACGAGAGCGGACGCAGCCTTTGTTGCTTGAGACTAAGACAACGTGGCGTGATAAATATGGAAAAATGTTGCATGGATTCTCGCCGACAGCGTACTTTCTCGGCTGTTATGCAGACGGCCAGTTCTGGGATGAGATAGGCGAGAGATTGCCGGAAGGTGTGGCGGTGACGCATTGGATGGCGTTTCCGATGGTATGAGGTGATGTAGATGGACAAGTGTGTATGGAATACCGTGCGAGACAATTTTTTGCTGAAAAATGCTATCGAAGCATGGAACAAACGCTACAAAGAGGGCTAAAAATGGCGCAAGATTTTAAGTTTTTTGCATCATATCTTGATGCTGCAAGCGAATTAAGCGAGAAAGATTGCAAGGATTTTATCTACGCAATCGTCCAATACGGCATCAACGGCATAGAACTTCCACTCAAAAAATCAATGAAACCGATGTGGATTTTGGTAAAACCAACGCTGGATTCGAGTAGAAAATTACATGAATACGGTAAAAATGGTGGTAGACCGAAAAAGCCCCCTTTTCAAGAATCAAAAAGCCCCCTTTCTGAAAATAAAAAAGCCAGTCGAAAAGCCTCCCTTCCTATGGATAAGGATAAGGAAAAGGAATATGGATTAAAGAAAGAATGTGAGAAAGAAAAAGAGCCAGCCAAACGCTTCAAAGCACCGACTATCGAGCAAGCCAAAGAATACTTTGCAGACAAGGGCTACATGGAATCGGAAGCAGAGCGGTTTTTCGACCACTTCACGGCAAATGGCTGGAAGGTCGGCAAGTCGCCTATGAAGGACTGGAAAGCTGCTGCACGGAACTGGATGCGTAACGTAAAGGATTGGAGTGGCGGCTACCAGCAGACTATGGCTGAATTGCCTGACGAGGGAGATTTCCTGCGGTGAATATTGAAAATCAGACCCAATACATCCTGCTGGGAGCAGTCCTCACGTTCTCGGAATACGCCGATGTGCTGCAAGACCTTGAACTGGACGACTTCTGTCCAGAGCTGCGTGATACATTCGCTGCCATTCGTGGCTATTGGGAACACAACGACAAGTGGAACCCGGTAGAAGTCATGGGGCGGTACGATAACTGCAAGAAAGCAATGGGTGAATGCCTAGATGCCTTTGGTGCAGAGTTCATCCGCAACGTCACCCATGACATGATGCTTGGATGGGCTGGAATCATCAAAGAACAGGCAGCATTGTCCAGAGCAAGAGAGATTGCATTCAAAATCGTTGATGGTTCGACTAGATACGCAGACCTGACAGGCATTTATGAGCAGCTAGGCGAAGCTATCAACCTACACAACGAGAGAAGCGATTTCATCCCGATGTGTGACGGCATAGACAACTACATCCGCAAGTTGGATGATAAGCCGGAGTATATCAGCACAGGGCTTAGAGTGCTGGATAACAATTTGCATCTTGTGCCGGGCAACTTCGTTGTGATCGGTGGCAGACCGTCTGCCGGTAAGACCGCTTTGTCTTTGCAACTTGCCTGTGAAATAGCCAAGAACGGACGCAAGGTAGCGTATTTTAGCTTAGAGACCGACCCAGACACGCTCTATGCCCGTATTATCGCAAATCAGTTAGGCGTACCGCTACACACGGTCAAAAACAAGACCGTCAGCATTAACGAACTTGACCGACTGGCAGCTATCAAGAAATATCCGCTATTCGTCCGCTCTGCCGCTGGTAAGAGCGTTGGGTGGATTAGAACGCAGTCCATCAGGATGCAAGCCAAAGTGGTTTTTATCGACTATTTGCAGCTTATCCATCAAGCTGGGGCGAAAGACCGATACAGTGCTGTCACGGAAATCAGCATGGCATTGCATGAGTTCGCACAGTCCACAGGAACGCTGGTTGTAGCTCTCGCACAGCTCAATCGAGAGACGGCAAGGGCAGGAATCCCACCAACTGCCGCAGACCTGCGTGAAAGCGGACAGATTGAGCAGGACGCAGATGCAATCATCCTGCTGGCACAAAAAGTGACTACGAAGAAGCGGCCAGAGCAGCATTATCACTTTGCGCTTGAGAAAAACAAAGAAGGCAACGTAGGGCCATTGGATATCACGTTCCAGATGGAAACGCAGCAGTTCAAAGAATGCGTGTGGATGTAACGAGAGGAGAATAAACATGAAATACCGCAAGAATCCAGTTGTTATCGAGGCATTCAAGCTTAATGCACGAGGCCTTGTTGGAGAAGATTGGTTCTGGGATGCAGTAAGTAGCAATGATATTATCACGCATGATTTCGGAAAGTTTCACAATGACCCTGCGTGGTGCGAGATTAAAACGCTTGAAGGGACTATGATTGCGAGGACTGGCGATTATATCATTCGTGGCGTAAATGGCGAAATCTACCCGTGTAAACCTGACATTTTCGAGAAAACATACGAAGCGATTGAGTGATAGTAGCCTAGCATCGCTTCTGCGCTCGTATCGTCACAGTAGAATAGGCAAGAAAAACAGATAACAGGGTTTGGACGATAAAATTACCGCCTGAACCCCATAAATATTTTTCACTACACAAAATACAGGAGGAAAAGACTATGTTTGTAAACACTGGTGGAGTTATTGCCGCAATCATCGCGAATCAGAACGCTCAACGAATGCGGAGAGAAAGAGAACAGCATGAACGTGCAGAACGTGAACGCAGAGAAAAGCGTTTATCGGAAGAACGAAACAAAACGAAAAAAGAGCGGAAGCCTTTTGACGAACTGAACATCATCCAGAAATAACGCAAAGGAGAAAACAACTATGGCACTTACCAACATCGAACGTGAAACCATCATCACTTTCAACGCAGCGGAGGATACCGCAGAAGTCTACACAGCAGACCCGGTTTACATTCGCAAGCTGGACAAGCTCTGTGAGCAGTTTCCTGATACGTACAAGTTTATGGAGGAGCTGTCTGCCAAGCGGTGCAAGGAATCCAAGACCTATTCGATGCCGAAACGTCTTGTGAAGTTCCGCTCGCCCATCACCCGTGAAATCAGCGAAGAGCAGCGTTCAGCACTGGCAGAACGTCTGCGTAAGGCACGAGAGAGCAAGAATATCTAATTTTAGCTCGTGCGGCTACAGAACTACTGTATCGGAAAGCATGGAATGGCATCAGGTGGTAAAACTACCCTCTGCGACTATTCCATGCTTTTTTCTCTTGTTATTTATCGAGAGAAAACGGCAAGGTCTGATTTTGAGTAGGAACCGTCTCGATCGACTGGCGTTTGGGCTGATACAGCTACGACTATCAGCGTGATGCGTTTGCATGCAAATGGATGCACATGATGCGTTCGCATTCAATCTTCCCCCCTTTCTTCCCCCTCTTTCCCCTACAACCCCTATTACCCCCTATAATCCCCCTAACTCCCCCCTCAAACAAATAAATTGTTTGAGGCCCCCGCGCAAAAATGGTGCGACAACTGCGACAACTGAAAATAACAACCAAATGTCTTGCGAAGGCTCTTTCCCCCTACAACCCTCTATCTTCAAAAGCTATACCGTTAGCCAGCAGAGCAGACCGTAGTCGGGAGCTGGCATGAGGTTCGGACTGGTTGATGGTATGCGACTATTCCACATGGAGAATTGACTTCATTTTGTAGTTGGTTGAATATGTAGAAATGTTGCATAGCTATATGGGCGATTGATTACAAATTGAAAGCGACTGACCAGCTGGATAGTTTTATTAGATAGTTAAAAGTATTGAGGTATTTGCCGAATGAATAATCCTAGTTGATTGGTATGATATGATTGTAGTTGCCGGTAATTAAATCGGAGAGGAACGAACCGAATCGGATGATACGACTATTACAGAAGAATAATAGTTAAAAAGATTGAGAAATTGCCTGCGACTACTATAATAAGTATGATTGTTAAAGATTTTGAGGTAATGTGATGGAGATTAAAATTGACAGGTGTCTTGACACATATTGATTTTGGGAGTGGTCGGATGACTTAGTGACTATCGCACCTCTCTTTCTCTAAAAGGCAAACGACTATTTCACACAAAAAATTCACAACTATTTGACGATGATTCGCAAGAAAACGCTACGACTATTACTATACGACTATCGGTGGACTGCTCGCTACTATACGATATATAGGACTTTCAAACGGTGGTCGTCTGACGACTTTACGACTATTCCACGACTATTTTATTGGAGAAACTACGACTATTGCTGACCTCTATTAGCTATCGGGCGAAAGCCCGAAAAGAGATACGGCGGTAGCCGCCAATAGTTCCGCGCCGCCTGCCGCGTCCCTGCCGCTGGACTGCTCCGCCGGGTGGAGTGTGCCAGCCGGTGCGCCCTGACCGCTGACCCGGTGCCAGACTGCAAGCCGCCGGGCGTGGGAAGCATCGAGACCCCGCCGGGCTGACCCTGTGCAGGTGGAGACGCTGACCCATCAGCAGGTGCGCCGGGTGCAGCACTTGCCAGAGATCCACACACGGTAGGAGCTGACCCCGCCGGGCTGGCATGGTCTGTGATGTGTTGCGCCGTCTGGCATGGATCCCCATAACAGGGACGCGCCCTTATATACCTTATTATAATAGGACGGCTATGCTGACCTGCACAGCGTCCGGCGTGGCTCTGGTATCTGGTATCGGTTGAGCGTGTCCGGGCGCGTGTATGCCCTCCAGCGTGGCACAGGCGGTATTATAGCCGCTTTTGTCGGTCTGGTATCTGCGGCAGTAGAATGGGGCAAATAGCTGGAAATGTACCTGTAAAGCCCTGTGCGCTGTTTTGTGGTGTGAGCGGTATAAACTGCATTGACAACACAAAACGCGCTGTAAACGCTTGTATGTGGCTGTATTGTAGCAAGGCAAAACAAAAGCCCTGCACCCTCAGCAGATGCAAGGCAAAAGAAAAGCCCCGCCAGCTTGGGCGGGGTTGAGAATTTTATTAGTGCCATTCAATCATACGCTTTGTGCGCTTTAATCCTGCCAGCGTATAATCTCCGCTGACATTATCCCATACACGGGAGCGGGTGTTATAGGCGTACGGATAAAGCGTTGTTTGGTTTGGGCTGTTCCAATTTACTGCATGGTGTACTTTTCCGGTTTCATCATCAACGTAAATGCTCATGCCGTTGATTTCGTGCTCAGTATAAGTTTTCATTGTGATGCCTTTCTTTCTGGGCTTTTGCCCTTTTTTACAGTATATCATACTGCAAGCCCCAAAAACAGGACTTGCAAAAATATTTTTGCCCTTTTGGGCTGGGGCGGGGTTGCTTTACGGTGCAGCCCCGCTAAAGTGTCCGATCTGGTCATTTACTGGCCTTGAAGAGCGCAGAGAAAAACCAAAAGAAAAACAAGATACAAGATAATATCATTTTGCGTTTACCTCCCGGATGCTACCGATCTCTGCGGCGGTGTATACTTTACCGCGATAGCTGCGGAAAAGGTGGATCCAATCCCACGCATCAGCAGCGGACAAAAAGACGTTGCCAGCGCTGTATAAACCGCCGTTATATTGGATATAGCCGGGTACAATATAGCCGGGTGTCTTTTTGGCTTTTGCCGTGTCGATCTCTGAGACGCTCCACACGCTGCACCCACGCACAACAGGGATATATACTTTATCGGGATAAATCATTGTTAAACCCTCCATCAAACCACGCTAAAACGCTTGTAAACGGTCTTTTTACTGCACTCAGCATAAATATCTGGGTGCGCCGCCTGCAAAAGCTTGCTATCAAGTCGGACGCTCTGCACGTCCTTATAAATGGCCTTTGCAGTGCCCTGTACCATTTCCGGCGCACCGTGCATCATAGCAATAATATCGGTCTTGATTGCGTCGTTCATTGCTTCAAGCTCTTCCAAAAGGCGCTTGTTTTCCCTGTACTCGTTCACTTTCTTTTCAAACTCAGTCATTTTTTAACCCTCCATATAATACGCCGGGAATGCTGCTCCAATATCCTGATAGCTTGTCAGGATGTGATACTTACCAAAGATATAATTATGCAGGCCAGCGTTTAACGCGCACTGCACAGCGTCTAGGTTATACTTGCATCCAGATTTTGCAAGCCGTTCAATCTGTTCTGTAATGGCCCTTGTTTCGTGATATGCAAGAACGCTTCGGGCTTTATCCTTATTTTCCGGCCAGTTATAACGGCAGTCCTCAAAAATAAGGAATGCACAGTTATAGGCGATTTTCTGCTCCGCTGTGCAGGTGGATTTGTCCACCCCTCTGATTTTATGATATTTCATCGTTTCGCCCTCCTTATTAGCTATTGAGAAATGCAATCATAACCAGTGCACCGGAGATCATGCCGCCCACGTACCAGAGGGCTGCCCACTGGGTAAAGTCAAGTGCAATCATACTTTGCACACCTCCCGAACAAATTCCATTTGCAAGCTGTGCAGGTGCTCCGCCAGTATCTCAGCGTTCCACAAATCCCGGCGCATTTCCAGTGCCCTCTTTTCGTAGCGGCTGACCGTTTCGCGGTCTGGCTTGACGTTCCCAAATGGACGGTATCCGGTGCAGATTGCAACGCCTGAAGCAATAGGGTAAATATCCGCGTTCCAGCCGTACACACCAGCGGTGTAGGCGGCCGGGTAATCCCTGCACAGCATATCTTGTACACCGCAATAGCCCACTTGGATAATAATCGGGTATTGGGATTTAATATCCCGCATGGTTCTTTTTGTTTTCATGGTTTTTGTCCTCCTGTTTTGTGGTGGTGTGCGTCACACTTGTGTGACTTATCTTGTGACATTATAATATCACACTTGTGTGACTTTGTAAAGGGCAAAACTGTTGCACAGGCAACAAAACATCACAAAAATGTGACTTGATGCAAGGCGGCTTGTGCGCGTCCGTATCTGCTCAGTTTCGGACACGTTCCACGCCATCCAACGCCCTGCACAGTCTCGATCTGCCCGGCGTGGGCGGTCTGGTATCGAGTGCAGACCGGTGCAGCGTGTCCAGCGTCCTGGCGTGTGTGCCGCGCCTTGCGTGGTCTGCCCTGGTATTTGCCCGCCCTGGTTTTGGCACGGTCTGCCCTGCCTCCTGTTGTGTGCCGTCGTTCCGGGTGCGCTGGGGCTGGGGTCTCCACCGGCGGGGTATATAGCCGCCGCCCAGCCCCGCCCGGTCAGTCCCGTCACCACCGAAAAAATAAAAAAGGCTCAAAAAATCACCCACACCTCTATCGCCAATCTCAAAAATTTCCCGCAAAAACAAAAAAGACCCCTACAAAGGGTCTACGTTCTGTGCTATACTTGCCTTACAAGCCTTGAAAGGGAGGAATCTGCAATGAATCAAAAGAATGACAAGAATAAAGAAAGGCGCGAAAAGAACGAAAAGATTGCCGCTTCAATATGGGGCATCATTATCGGCGCCGCTCTTTTGGTTTTTGGTGTGTATCTTATGGCGCATGGTATTTCAAACGTTATATAAAATTCTGGCCAAAGAAAGGAAGAGTCAAAAATGAGAAAGAGAATCATTGCGGCAGCTCTGGTAGCGGTCGTACTTTTAATGTCGCCTTTATGTGCGATAGCTGTCGAAAAGCCGGATGAGATTGCATCCCCTGCTCAACTAGAAGAAACTAACGAAGAAGGAACTGTTAAAATTAAGGAATCTCATAGTCACCTTGAAACCAAGTACGAATACGGAAAAACGAGATACTATGTCTACTACGCTGTACTGGTTGAGAATACGTACCCCGATTACGCCGTTGATTTTGTATCTCTAAAGGCCTCTGTTTTCGGTTCTGACGGTTCAGTATTAAAAACCGATGAACAAACCCTCGACTGGATTGCAGAGGGAGACTCTTATTGGTACGCTGGATATGTGTCGTTTGATTCCGAAGGCATTACTCCAACCAGAATGGAATACACTATCACTGCAAATGAGCGGAATTTCCACAAAGCGAGCGCATCCAATCAGGCTATTCGTGCTGGTGAACTTTCCGTCACCAATGTTTCTAAACGCGGCTCTGGGTACGATCTGCGTTACACAGGTCAAATTACAAACAATAGCCAGTTCACGAGCAACTGGATAAAAGTTATCGTCATTTATAAAATGAAAGACACCGAAGGAAACGAAGTCCCTGTGGGTGGCGATTGCACATACATAACCGATGCACTTCCGTCTGGGCAAACAACAACATTTGAACTTTACCCATCGTCCGGGTTTGTTGGATATAGTTCCTACGAAGTCATTGCTTTACAGGATTGACCCATAACACAAAAAGCCAGCGGCTAGATGTTCTCTAACCACTGGCTTTTCTTATGTGTTATTTACTGTTCGGGATAAATAATCGGTTCGTGCGCTGCTCCGTGCTTTGCCATTTCAAGCATACAATCATTGTAGCCGATGGCATGGCTGCTGGTACAGAATCCTTGTACGCACGATTCCACGGCGAAATAGATTTTCTCACGCTCTTTCTTTTCGTCTTCCGTAAGATTGTCCTTTTCCGGCATCAGAATAGACAGAGCGAGACCGAGAGCTTCAGACCACTTCTTCAAGTTCTCCTGATGTTCCTTATTTTCAGCTTGTAGCCGAAACACTTCCTTCAAATAGTCCATCAGCACGTCTCCATTCTAATCTGCTCACCGACAGGCAGATAGCCCGCTTCTTTGAGCTTGCTGTAAATGAACTTCTGACCGGTTCTTGTCCAGCGAGTGACCTCTTTCGTCTTTCCGTTCGGCAGCTCGATCGGATGCCCAACAACGTATCCGTTGCCAAGATACTTCTTGTATGGAATCCACTGCTTGTTCACAACGTGCTGGATGCCCATTTTCTCAAGAATCTTGTTCAGCTTTCGAGCGGTCAGGCCGTAGTTCATGGCGATCTGCGTGGTAGTCAGGCTTTCATCGGAGAGCAGCATCGCCTTTGCGTAGTCAGAATCCGGCTTCATCTTGGCGTTTTCCGCTTCCAGAGCCTTTACTTTCTTGCGCTCCGTGTCGATAACACTGTTGGCAGCAATCAGAGCACGGCTCAACAGCATCTCTGTCGATTCTGGCTCCGGGTTGGTGAGCTTCTGCTCCATTTGATTGAAAGCGTCAATGTACTTGAGTTTCCATTCAAGGGCTTCCTTACCGGTAAAGCCAAACGTGAGTAAACTGAACCCATCCCGGTTCATAAGGTACATCGGATACTGTTTACCACGATTTTCAAACGTGGTTTCGTAGAACATCGATTTGGTGGCTGAATTTTCAGCCGCCAGATTTTCAATGGACTGGATAACGTTCTTGTGTTCCTTGCCGAAATGTTCTGCTACTTCACGGCTGGAAACGACAACCTGTCCGTTTTCGCTGATAAGATTGATAGCATATTTAATCTTTTGTTCCATAAAAACTCCTATGGTTCTTGCGGAACAAGCCAATTCCTGCTATAATAAGGCTGGAACAGCTTGTTCCAGTGTGGCTTATGATACGTTCGCTTCTGTCGCCAAACTTCAGCGGACGTATCATTTCTTTTCATTAAGCATCGGATGAAGCAAGAAGAACGATTCTCGCAGCGCAGAAGACAAGGAAACCATGTTCTTGATGCAGTAGTCTTGCAAGTGATTGAACTGGCGTTCCGTCAAGCTGATAGTTAATGTGCGATTGTATCTCTCAGCATAAGGATTGCTCATATTAGCCCACCCCCCTTCGATTGTTGGTGATATTAGTATAACTATGTTTTGTGCTAAGTCAAGGTATGAAACACTATCCGTAGTACTGCTATCTGTACTATCTTCCCGTTTTCTACATTTTGCACAAAACTTAGCTATCCTTTTTGGATGCTCCCGCTTCGTACCCTGCCCGGTAGTTCAGCTCGGACAGCTTACCCAGTGCTTCTGCGTACTCCCTATCCTCGCTGGTCGGCTCTTTGCCGTGTGCGAGGGTTTTCAGAAATTCTTCAGTTGTCGTGGGAAAGTTCATGTTTTTTGCTCCTTTCTATTGCAGAAGCGGTCTGCTTCTGCTATAATAATTGACAGAAACCGAGACTGCGCCCTTGGTTGCGTAGCTTCTGTTTTGTGGTGGAATAGGTCGTCAGTGCAACTTTGGTCGGTGGTGCTGACGGCCTATTTTTTATGCCACAAAGGATAAATCTACCGTTGCTGGCTGATTCATCGTGTGTTCTGCTGTCTTAGATTATAGACGCTTTGTATATAGTTGTCAACAGCCCAATTTGTATAATTTGTACGTTAAAACACGTTTTAGTGTACATTTTTGATGGTGGTTTTGACACTTTAATGTGTTAGAATTGGGGCGGAAATTTATAGTAAAACTTGATAATACGATAATTATACAAGTTGTAAACTAACACAAAAAAGTGTTGATAAAAAAGTGACCGTATTGATAGTAAATTGCCATTTTTTCTATTGACAAGTCACACTTGTGTGATATAATGGAATCAAGAAAGAGATGGGGGCAACAAAAATGAACGTAACGAAGGCTTTGAAGAAGATATTAGCAAACAATCCGTATATGAATATGGCTAAGCTGAATCACGAACTTGGTTATGGCGAAACAAAGAATGCCGCTGCAACTCGTTTGGGAAGAAAAACTATGTCTTTGGAGCTTTTAATTAAATTTGCTAATGTTCTCAACTATGACGTTGTTCTCATTCCTAAAAATTCACATGAATATGCTTTGAATGAATACGTTTTGACAAGTAGCAAATCGGAAAGTGGTGAACCTGAATGATCTACGGTTACGCTCGTGTCAGTTCCGCTGGTCAAGCGATTGACGGCAACAGCCTTGAATCGCAGGAAGAAGCCCTCAAGGCTGCTGGCGCAACTAAGATTTTCAAAGAGGTATATACCGGCACTAAAATGGAACGTAAGGAACTGGACAAGCTGGAAGCAGAAGTCCAGAGCGGCGATACAATCGTTGTGACGAAACTAGATCGTGTTGCCAGAAGCCTTGTTGGTGGGTATGAACTGATTGATTCTTGGATTGAAAAAGGAATCAGAGTGAACGTGCTGAATCTTGGCGTGATGGACAACACCCCTGCTAGCAGGGCTATGAGAGGTATGTTCCTTGTGTTTGCACAGTTTGAGCGTGACATGATTGTTGAACGCACCAGAGAGGGCAAGAAGATTGCCAGCCAACGTCCCGATTACAGGGAAGGCCGCAAGCCCACCGAGTATGATCGAAACCTTTTTGACGTTCTTCATGAGCAGGTGGAAAAGCGCATTCTCACGGTCACGGATGCTGCCAAGCAGCTTGGTGTGACCCGCCAGACATGGTATCGGATTGCTGAACAGAACAGGTGAAAGTATGGCTAGAAAACTTTACGCAGTGACAAGTGGCGCAGAGGATGAATATCATATTATCACTCTGACCAAAAGCCGCAAACGTGCAGAGAAAATTGCAGAGATGTACGGCGCTAGAGTTGAAGCATACGTTGACGGTAAACCGGTAGAAGCATTCAGACGGAAACCAGAAAAGCGCGAAGAGCCAGAACGGACATGGCTTGCAAAGCGTGAGGACGGTAAAATTTACGTTATCCCTGAAAGCAACAAGACCAGAGCAAGCAGTGTATTGTTTGGATGCCGAATCTTCATCAAAGCGCCAGCCATAGAAGAAGCCATGAGGATTGCGGTGTCTATGTTTGCAGATTATGACCTGAGAAGGTCGAAAGGAGTAGCTTATGGACAACTTTAATGCCATCTACAAGATTCTCAAACTGCTGGATAAGCACAAGGGCGATGAAGAATTTGACTATGAGCTTATCTCCGCAAAGGCGATGAAGATGAAGGTCTCTGACTGGGAGCAGATTATGATTGAACTGAAAATGAACGGTTTCATTCGCGGTTTGGTCTACACGCAAGACCTGACGAACAAGTTCCCGCATATTGTAGAGCCGATTCACCCGCAGATTACCTTGAAAGGCATGGAATATCTCTTCGAAAACAGCATAATGAAGAAGGTAGAAAAAGGGTTAGAAACGGTCGGGCAGTTCTTTTAATTGATTTTGAGAAATAAAATTTCTGGAATCGCATTATAAAACAGAATATTTGATTTTTGTGCAGTTGTAGGCACTCTTTACATTTTCAGGTAGGGGGTGCCTATTTTTTATGCAGCCAAAACAGTGTATTGCCATCATTGACAGCATCAAAGCGTATGCAAAGCAGAATCCGACCGAAGCGCAAGTCTATGAGGACTGGTTTCAGGCGGTGGTGAACCTGAGAGACGCTCTGTTGCAGGACAAGCGGTTCGATGCCTACAAATATTCTGGTGAGCTGCGCTCTATCTGCGCAGCCATGATGGGCAAGATGAAAACAGGCGAGGACGTGGCGAAAGTCTATGACATTATCGGTCGGACGTACCTGTTTGAAGCAAAGGATGTGTTCGACAGCTATTGCATCTACCTTGAATGGAACCGTGCGCCGGAAAAGAAGTTCTATCAGCCGAGACGCAGGGTTCTGAAAGTGCTGGCAGATGACCTTGAGGACTTGTTTTATAAGCGGATTGACTTCTTGGGAGTTAGTCTACCTGCTCGCGTCGGCAAGTCCACGCTGTGCATCTTCTTCATTACATGGCTGATGGGCAACCGCCCTGATGTTGCATCGGTTATGAGCGGACACTCTGACAAGTTGACAAACGGCTTCTACGGCGAAGTGCTGTCCATCATCACTGACCCTGTTACCTACAACTGGGGCAAAATCTTTCCTGACGTTCAGCTTGTGGATAAGAGCGCAAAGGATGAAAGCGTTGACCTGAACCGAAAGAAACGTTTCCCCACCCTGACTTGTCGCTCTATTGGCGGCACACTGACTGGTGCTGTTGAAATCGGCGAGGGCGGCGTTCTGTACAGCGATGACTTGATTGAGGACTTGGAGGAAAGCCTGAACGTTGAGCGTCTGAACAACAAATACGATGCCTACTTGAATCAGCTGAAAGACCGTAAAAAGCAAGGCGCATTAGAGCTGATGGTCGGTACACGTTGGAACGTGCTTGACCCTCTGGGACGCATCCAGAATCAGTATGCGGACAATCCAAAGTACAGATTCCGTGTGATTCCTGCGGTGGACGAGAACGGACACAGTAACTTCAATTATGACTACGGTGTGGGTTTTGACGATGCCTACTATGCTGATATGAAAGCCAGCATTGATGATGCAACATGGTGGGCAAAGTACATGGGTAAACCCTATGTGCGTGAAGGTCTGCTGTTCCCTGCCGATGAACTGCGGTATTTCAACGGCGTTCTGCCTGACGGTGAGCCCGATCGCAAGCTCATGGTCATGGATATTGCATGGGGTGGCGGTGACTTCACCGCTTGTCCTATCGCTTATGTGTATGGAGACGCCGTATTTATCCCTGACCTTGTGTTCAATAACGGCGATAAGACCGTGACTAGGCCGGAAGTTGTCGGCAAAATCATCCAACATAAAATCAACGTGGTGCGTGGTGAAGCCAACAACGGCGGTGACGAATACTGTGACGTGGTGGACAGCCAGCTCCGGCAGCAGGGCTATCATTGCTCTGTCCGCAGCCAGCGTGCTCCCAGTGGACAAAGCAAGCTGTCAAGAATCATTCAGTATGCGCCGGACATTAAACGGTTCTACTTCCTTGACGAAAAGCACCAGTCGAAAGAGTACAAGGCGTTCATGGAACAGGTGACGATGTTCACGCAGCTTGGCAAAGTTCCGCACGATGATGCACCGGACAGTCTGGCACAGCTTGCCGATGAACTGTATAACGGAATTAGCAAAATTGAGCCTGTCAAGAGGCCATTTTAATAATTCCCCTAAATAGCCGGTTTCGTAGGCATTAAAATTTGATTTGCCTGTTGACATGGCTTACAATAGTACCAGGAAGATTTGCAGCTTCCTCTAGGTATTGCGTTGACGAGATTTTTAAGTCATTTTTACTCGCCATTTGTTGGGTAATACCATCCTTTCTTACTCACCCACGACAGTCGCCTTTCTCTGTCGTGGGGATTATATGTTGCGTTTCCGAGTGGACGGAACGTTGTTTGTACTCCCCCAACTGACACGAAGCGGTTCAAACCCGCTACGCAGCACAACTATCCTCTTGCTTTGCATGGGATTTCTCTTTTGACACTTCACCGCTATTCCCGGCTCTCGATGCAAAAGGCTTTTTTGAATTTTCTCCTTTTGCAAAGAGCAGCGGTTAACCAATTAAGCCGGGTTTCTATCGCGGAGTGGAGCAGTCAGGTAGCTCGCTTGGTTACCAAGAGGTCGCTGGTTCAAATCCGGCTTCCGCGTCCGAATCGCAGCCTGAACCATTGCCTGTCCGGCAAACAGAAAGACTGTGAAGGTTTTCCAGGGCGGAAAATAGCACGGCTGGAAGTGCGAACAGTTTCCCAGCAGCTTCTAACAGGTTTGTGCTCAACAGCCTGTTTCCAGAAATCCAACGAAAGGAGCGCTCATGTTAGTTAGAATCTGTTGCCCTTGTATCAGGCAAAATCCAATCTATAAGAACGTTCGCTGCAACCGCTATCTTGGCGAAGTGGACGGACGATATCATTTCAAGTGCGACAGATGCAAGGGCGTTATCGAAGGAGACACAAGGGAAGGATGGGTGAAAATCATCCATCCACCGGAAAAGTAAATAGCTTTTGAAGCGCAGTTTTGGCGCAGTGAGATAGACCTTAACAGGTTTGTCTTGCTGCGCTTTTTATTTTGCCGGAAAGGAGGAACACATGGCTGAGTATCAGATAGTTGTTGACGGCTTTTTGAATAATCCACTAACCGGACGTAGACCGATTAAAACGCCGGAGACGGAAATCAATCAAGCGAACGTGCTGAAAGTGGTCACGGGCAAGGCAGAGCCTATTCATCTGCTGAACAAGAACGAGATTCGCTTTCTGCACAACTACTACTTGGGCAGCCAGCCTGTCCTCCACCGCACGAAGGAGTACCACGCTGAAATCACAAACCGCATTGTAGAAAACCATGCCAACGAGTGCGTTGGCTTCTACACAGGCTACATGAGCGGCACTCCTTGCTCTTATGTACGGTCTGAAACGGCAACAGGTGACGGTGAGGAAATCGCCCGCCTGTCCAACGCCTTGCAGTATGAGGGCAAGGATGCGCTTGATCGGCGGCTCTGGCAGTGGATGTTGGAGTGCGGACAGGGATATCGCATTGTTCTTCCTGACAAGGGATACAACGGCAACTACCCGGACGAAACGCCCCTGCTGGTGGACGTTCCCGACCCGGACATGGCGTATGTGATTTACAACTCCGGCATCGGCCACAAGCCCATTGCCAACGTGCTGCACATCCCACGCAATTATCAGAATGACCTGAATGACCTGATTTGCGTGTATACGCCAAACCAGTACTTTGAAATCGACAACGGCAAAGTCACAAAGTCTGAGAACCATTCTCTCGGAATGTTGCCGATGGTCGAATACAAGCTGAACCCGGAGCGGATGGGTTTGTTTGAACCGGCTATCCCTGTGTTGGATGCCATCAACGACCTTGAAAGCAACCGTCTGGACGGCGTAGCGCAGTTCATCCAGTCCATCATGGTGTTTACCAACTGCCTTGTGGACAAGGATGCGCTTGACCAAGTGAAGGAACTTGGTGCAATGTGCCTGAAATCCACCGCTGGTCTGCCCGCTTCTGTTTCTCAGATTGCAAACGAGCTTGACCAGCAGCAGAGCCAGACCTTGCTTGATTCCATGTTGAACGTGTACCGCAGTCTGACTGCTATGCCTAGTGCCACTGGCAGCGAGAATGCAACGTCTGACAACGTGGGCGCAGTTATCGTCCGAAACGGTTGGAATCACACAGAAGCAAGGGCACAGCAGTACGAGAATATGTTCAAGTACGCTGAACGCCAGAGCTTGTCTGTGATGCTGAAAATCTTGCGTGACACGGCTGGCTCTAAGCTGATGGCGAGTGACATCAACATCAAACTGCCGCGCCGTCAGTATGATAACCAGCAGAGCAAGGTTCAGATTTTCGCACAGATGATTCAGCAGCCGATTGACCCGCAGTTGGCATTCACTACGCCCGGTCTGTTCCCCGACCCGCAGGCTGCTTATGAAATGAGCAAGCCTTTCCTGATTGCCGCTGGCAAGCTGGGAGAGGACGGAAAGGCACCGAAGCCGCAGGAACAGTCTAAACAGGATGTTACCGACACAAATGCAGGGAATATAGCAGACAAACGGCCTACCGATACTAACCCGGAGAACAGCGATGGAATCAAACAATGAAATCCTTGCAAGGGATTGGGATGACGATTTTGTCAAGAAAATGCAAAACCGAATCCTTGTTTCTCATTACAAGTATGGCTGGATGAGCCAAACTTACCCGGAATTGGCGCAAGCTGTCAAGGAGATTCAACCACGCATTCAAAAATATCTCGAAACGGGGAATACCGAATGGCTGATTGATGTGGCTAATTTTGCAATGATTGAGTATTTACACCCGAGCGTTAAAAATGCTCATTTCGTTGGGACGGATAGCGAAGAATCGCCCGGTCTGACTAGCGGGATTAGCTACAAAGAACTTGTGGGCAATATGTAATCATCCCGAATTTTCGGGCTGATATATTCCGGCAGGGAAGCCGGGATACAAATTTCGCAGCGTTGCAGGAAAGCAACGGTAAAAAAACGCAGGAGGAAATTAACGATATGAAACTCAATGTGTTGCTTGGTGATGCCTACAAAGAGGGCATGACCGCCGATGAAATCATTTCTGCGCTTGAAAAGGTTGCAGACCCTAGCGCAGAGGTTGAGAAGCTGCGCAACGCCGTGACGAAAGCCAATGGCGAAGCTGCTGAGTACAAGAAGCAGCTCAAGGCGAAGCGTACCGATGACGAGAATGCCGCACAGGAACAGGCTGACAAGATGGCAGAGATGCAGAAGCAGATTGAAGCCCTGACTGCCGACAAGGAAAATCTCGTCAAGGAAAAGACCCTTGCATCTTACCGTGAGAAGTTCGTTGCACAGGGTTATGACGCTGAACTCGCCAACAAGGCTGCATCTGCACTGGCTGACGGTGACATGGACAAGGTTTTTAAGTTCCAGTCGGAGTTTATGGCCGCCCACGACACCGCATACAAGGCTTCTCTGCTGAAGGATATGCCCACACCTCCGGGTGCGGATGGCAATGGCGACGGCGCAGATAGCGCAGGTGTTTCCTTTGCTAAACGCTTTGCGAAGGAGCGTGCAGACGCAAACAAGGCATCAAGTGACGCAATGACTGCTTTCCATTAAGGAGGAAAACATGAAGTACACCAATACTCCGGTATCGGCTCCTGAAAGCACTATTCTGGCTGCTGATACCTACGTTGCCATTCCCTTTACCGTAAAGGAGACCAATGCTGTTCCGGCTGGTTATCCTATGGCAAAGACTGGCCTGAAAGCTGCTGCCACCACTGGCACCAGCGCTGCTGATGCGGCTACCGATGCCATTGGCATTCTGCTGCACACTGTTGACCCTGCCGTCAACCCCAATGGCGCACTGCTGATTCAGGGCGTTATTGATGTGGACAAGGCAAAGCTGTCTGGCTTTACCTATTCTGCAAACGATATTGCCGCTCTGAAAAAGGCTGTTCCTGCCGTTTTCTGCCGTACCGATGTTGGCGCAAAGAGCGAGTAAGGAGGACTAAATTATGGCACTGAATCTGAATGAAATCTTCTCCCCTGCTGCGATTGCCGCCTACTGGACGAATGACCCGACCAATGCGCAGCCCTATGCTTCTGATGCTCTGTTCCCTGCCCGTAAGAAGGTCAGCATGGAACTGAAGTGGCTTCGCGGTCACAAGGGCGTTGGCGTTTCGCTGAAGCCTAGCGTATTTGACACTAAGGCTACGTTCCGTACCCGTAAAGGTATTCAGGTGACGGAGACCAATATGCCCTTCTTCCGTGAGGGTGTGCATATCGACGAGAGCGACCGTCGCAAGATCATTTCTGTTTTGGCTACCAATCAGGAGTTTGCGGCAGATGTTATCAATCGTGTCTACGACGATACTGCACAGCTTATCACTGGTGCTCGCATCGTTCCTGAGCGCATGGTATGGCAGCTTCTGGCTCCCAAGACTGGCAAGCCCGGCATTTCTATCGAATCTAACGGCGTGAGCTACGTCTATGATTATGACCCGGATGGCACTTGGCAGCAGTCCAATTACAAGGCTCTGACTACCAAGGAGAAGTGGGATGCTCCTACCACTGCAACCCCCATCGCCACGATGACTACTGCCGCAAACACTGTTCTTGCGAACACTGGCGAAGTCATTGCCGAAGCCTACATGAATACGAACACCTTCCACAAGATGATTGCTGCGGACGAGGTCAAAAATCGTTTCCTGACGGTTATGAAAACCACCACCGCCGTTCTTATCGATTCCGAGGCACGTTCTGTTGTCGAAAGCGCATCCGGCATCCGCATCCATCTGTACGACAAGATGTTCAAGCCGGAAGAAACCGCAGCTGCGGAGAAATATCTGCCTGATGGTTATGTTGTGCTGGCTCCTTCTGGTTCTCTGGGCAATATGTACTACGTTGCGACCCCGGAAGAGGTTGACCTGATGGCTGGCATTTCCAACGCACAGGTCTCCGTTGTGAACACCGGCGTTGCCATTACTACGAAGCAGGAAGCCCATCCTGTCAGCACCGACATTATTGCTTCCGAAATCGTCCTGCCGTCCTTTGAGCGCATGGACGCTGTGTACTGCATCAAGGCTTACTAAGGCGAAAGGAGGAAAGCAGCATGGGAGACCAGTATTCCGAAGCGGCAGTCAAGCTGGGGCAGTACATCGCCCCTGCACTTGACCGTGAAATCACGGACGAGGATTACCCACTCTTCGACCTGCTGCTTGATTTCGCCAAAGACAAGATATTTGCGCAGGGCTACCCATTCGGCAACAGACCGGGCGAGCTGCCCTTGCAGTATCAGTCGTTGCAGATACGCATTGCAGCGGAATTGTACAACCACATCGGCGCAAACGGACAGACGAGCTATACCAACAACGGCATTACTCGTGTGTGGGAAAGTTCCGATGTGGCGCAGTCCCTGTTGAATGAAGTGGTTCCGAGAGTAGGTGTTATCGGCTGATGTTCAATGGAAGCCCGCTGGATAAACGCCCGCTGTGGTATTCAAACCCGGTTGGCGAGAAAACGCCTGTTGTGGACGAGTGGGGAAACGAGACTGGAGAATCCGCATACGAATCGTGGAGCGAACCCGCAAAGCTGATGCTGAATGTCAGCCCGCCTACTGGTTCTGCGGAAGCAAACCCTTTTGGAGCATTCACGGATTACAGCTATGTTGTCAGTTCGTCCAGCAAAAAGCGTAACACACCGCTTTATGAAGGTACACACGTCTGGTTTCAGACGGACATTTCAAAGCCCTTCAATTACATTGTGGTCAAAGTCGCAGAGCATATTACAGACACGAAGTATGCGCTGAAAGAGGTGGCTGCAAGTGAAAATTAAAGTGAGGTTGAGCGATGCCGGACTTCGTGATGCGGAACGTCAGATACAGGAGTACAAGGCCACCCTGAACCAAAAGGCACAGGAGTTTGTAAGAGCGTTGGCTGACAAAGGGCTTGACGTGGCAAAAGTTCGTTTTGCGAACGCACAGTATGCTGGTAGCAACGATGTTTCTTGCCATGTTGAGCAGAACGGAAACACCTGCACCATCATTGCAGAGGGTAAGGCAGTTGCCTTTATCGAGTTTGGCACTGGCGCACATCATAACGGATATGGCGGTGAACTACCGCCCGGCGTTGGAGCGCATGGCTCCTACGGTCAAGGCAAAGGTGCTGGTAGACGTTGGTACTACTACGGTGACCCCGGCAATGCTGGAACGCCTGTCAAACAGGTGGATGGTAAAGGTCAGTTGAATTACACCGATGGCAACGAGCCAGCTATGGCTATGTGGGGAGCTGTTGAGGAAATGGCTTCTCAAGTCGAAGCAACGTGGAGGGAGGTTTGGAATAGTTGATCGATTATTTCAATTCTATCTTCACGGCTGTTGCTAAGGAGCTGCGAAAGCAAGTGCCCGGCATCTTCGTTACTGGTGAAATCAACGACAGCAACGTTAAGAAGTTTCCGTGTGTGCAGATAGAGGAAAACAGCAACCTTCCTGTGCACATTGATTCTGCTGGACACAGCAAGTACGCTGCCGTTTCCTTGCGTGTGCGGGTCTACTCTAACAAGAACACAGGGCGTATTGCAGAAGCACGTTCCATTGTTGGCATCGTGGATTCCATTCTCGAATCACTCAACTTTTATCGCAAGTCGTTTGCCCCGTTGAATGGGCTGTATAACAATTCCGTCTATCGGATTGATTGCAGCTATGGGGCAACAATCGGAGAGGACGGAATGATTTACCGAAACTAAGGAGGTAAACATTCTATGAGTACTGCTATCTCCGGTCTGAATACCACCCTGTATTGTGGCGACAGCGCAACCACTCTGACGAAGCTGTGCGACATTAAGGATGTGCCCGACCTGATCTCCGACCCGAACCTTCTGGATGCAACCACCCTGTCTGATGGTATGCAGAAGCAGATTTTTGGCATCGTTCAGGCTGACACCAAAGCCTTTACCGCCAACTACAACAAGACCGACTACGCCGCCGTCAAGGCTGCTGGTTATGACGATACCTCTGAAAGCAACGTAGACAAGTACTACGCCCTGAAAATGCAGGACGGCTCCGGCTTCACTTGGCAGGGTATGCATCAGGTCGGTCTGTCCGGCTTTGGCGTAGACGAGGTCGTGGAAATGACCATCAATTGTATCTTCCACTCTACCCCGAAATTCAACGATAGCCTGACCGTTAATGGCGGCTAATCCGTAAAAATCGAATCAATTAAACTGGGCAGAACTGAACAACGGATTTGGTTCTGCCCCTATTTATAAAGGAGAGCATTTATTATGGCTGCTAAGGTTATCAACTTTCATTCCCCCGATGGCAAGAACACTTATGAGCTGACCTTCACCCGTGATAGCGTGGAAGCCACCGAACGCGCAGGCTTTCAGATTGGCCAGTACACCCAGATGACCAATCTGCTGTCCAACTCTCGTGCCCTGTTTTACGGTGCTTTTATCGCACGGAACAAGGGCATCAAGCGCAAGGTCGTTGACGAGATGTTCCAGCACATCGAGGAGAAGGAAGACCTGATGGGCATTCTGCTTGAGATGTTCATGGATGCTTCTAAGTCTCTGCTGGCAACTGACACTGAGGACAAGACCGCAAAAAACGCAACGTGGGAGATTGTGTAACCGCACAATCTCAAGAAACAGACGGAGAGGGAGAGCCGTTCTCCTTTTCCAAGCTGTTCCACGATGTAGAAGCCTATTACATCTCCATTGGCATGACCTACGACCAGTTCTGGCACGGTGATGTCTGGCTGGCGAAGGCCTACCGTGACGCAGAGGAGCTGCGGGAACGCAGAGCCAATGCTGAAGCGTGGAGAAACGGCTTTTACATGGCATCTGCGCTTTCCTCTACGGTTGGCAATATGTTCCGGAAGAAAGGGTCTAAGCCCATCAAGTACATGGATAGACCGATTCCCCTTACCCAAAAGGAGAAAGACGAGTATGAATACCAACGCGCGGTTGAAGCGCAGGAGCGAATCAAGAGAATGATGTTCTCTATGATGGAAAGTGATGGTGGTAGTGATGGCTGATGTTGATATTACGAGCTTATCCGTAGAGATTTCTGCGGAATCGCAGGGCGCAGAGCTTAATATCGACAAGCTCGCTACCGCCATTTCTAATTTGCGGACAAAAGGAAACGTCACAAAGGTTGTGAACAGCCTTGACAGGCTGGCCGGTTCCATTGCAACACTGAAACAGGCATCCGCTGGAATGTCCGGGCTGGACAAAATCACCGGTTTTCTAAATGGGCTTTCCAACGTCAACACGACCGCAAGCGCAAAGAGCATCAACACGGTCGTGAATGCAATCAAGAAGATTCCAGCGGCTGTGTCTGGCTTGAACGGCGTGGACTTTTATTCCATGTCTGGTAGCATTACTCAACTCACTAACGCTTTGGCTCCGCTGTCTATTCTGGACGCATCGAATCTTAAAGCTCTTGGCAGCGCTTTCAATGCGATCGGAAAGGTTCCTGACCTGACCGACAAGCTGAAAGCGACTGACCTTGATTCTTTTGCAAGCTCTTGTCAGAAGATTTCTGCTGCTCTTGCTCCCCTTGCATCTCAGCTTGACAAAGTAGGCAACGCCTTTGCAAAGCTCCCTCCGCAGTTGAGCAAGGTGGTTACACAGGCGAACCGTGTGACCGCAGCCAACGAAAAGCAGCGCAAGAGCTATCTCAGCCTGTCCAATCAGATGAACGGCTTTATGCGGAACATGGCAAAGCTGGTTTCGTTGAAAGCCATTGCTGATTATCTTGGCAACGCTGTTGCAAAGTTCAACGATTTCTACGAAGCGACAGACTTGTTTCATAATGCTATGGGCAATTTAAGCGGTGAAGCCGATACGCTCATTAGCAAGATGCAGGGGTTGCTTGGCGTTGACCCGACCAAAGCGATGACCTACATGGCTACCATTCAGAGCTTGGGTACTTCGTTCGGTCTGACCAGTGACAAGGCATACGTTCTGTCCAAGAACCTGACCCAGCTTGCCTATGACGAAGGTTCCTATTGGAACAAAAACGTTGCAGAAACCTTTACCGCAATGTCCTCCGCTATTTCTGGCGAGATTGAGCCTATTCGCCGTTTGGGCATTGATCTAACTCAGGCACGGTTGCAGCAGGAGCTTCTTGCTTTGGGTTTTAACAAGCAGGTTTCCAGTCTGTCTCAAGCAGATAAGGCAGTTCTGCGTTACATTGCCATTATGAAGCAAACTGCAAACATTCAAGGCAACCTTGCGCAGACCATCCAGAGCCCTGCAAACCAGATTAAGATTCTGAAAGCGCAGTTGGATATGCTGGCGAAGTCTGTTGGCTCTCTGCTCTACCCTGCCATGAAATCCATTCTTCCCCCGCTGATTGCCGCCGTGCAGCTCATTCGAGAGTTTGTTGAGTGGGTGGCAAAGCTGATGGGCGTGAAGGTTGTGTTTACTGATTTCACCAAGAGTGCTGATAGCGTTGGCGGTATTGGTGACGCAATGGATGACACAGCTGATTCGACAAAGAAAGCCGCCAAAGCCCTCAAGGACTACACGATGGGCTTTGATGAACTGAACATTATTGACCCCACACAGGGGAGTTCCGGCTCTGGCGGCGGCGCATCTGCTGGCAACATCTTGGGCGATGTAGACCTGTCCGGCTACGATATGTTCAAGAACTATGTTGGCACATCTATTGATGAGATGAAGCAGAAAATCAAAAGTATGCTTCCTCTTATAGCGACTGTAGCAACCGCCCTTGCCGCTTGGAAGCTCACAAATCTTATTACGGATATTGTGGACGCTATCTCCAAAATGAACGCACTGAAATCCATTGTTTTGGGTCTTGGCGTTTTTACGGTTGGCGTTGTTCTTGAGATTACAGGCATTAAAGATGCGATTGAAAATGGCGTAAATGGAAAGAATTTCGCTGAAATTGTTCTTGGCGCTTTGATTGGAACTACAGGCGCAGCCATTCTCGGTAAAGGAATTGCTCAGTTTATCGTGACCGGCTTTGGAAATACTGCTGTTGGAGCGGCCATTAAAGCAGCTGGCGGCTCTACTGCTGGCGCGATTATTGGAGCAGCAGTTGGCGGAGTAGTGGCCGGCATACCTATGTTTGTAACGGGCGTTTACGATGCTGTCAAAAATGGCTTAAACACGTTAAACGGAATTTTGATTCCGCTTGGCTCGACAATGACTGGTGCGGGCATTGGCGCAATTATCGGCTCTCTTGGAGGCCCAATTGGCACAGGCATCGGCGCACTGATTGGTTTGATTGTTGGTGGCCTGACCGATGTCGGAATTGCGATTTATCAAAACTGGGACAAGATTACAGAATCTCTCGACAAGGCAAGCGAGAGCTTGAAGAACTGGTTTGTCGGTGTTGGCGAGTGGTGGAATGAAAAGTGGAAAGGGTTCAGCACTAATTTTCAGACTGCATGGGAAAGCTTGCCCGGGTTTGTTCAGCATCCAATTCAGGCACTTGGCCAAGCGAGTGCAGGCTTAAAGCAGTGGTTTGTCGGCGTTGGCGAGTGGTGGAACCAGAAGTGGGCTGGATTTAAAGAAAACTGGGACAAGGCTTGGAACAGTTTGGTTGATACAATCAAAAATCTCCCCGCAAAGTTTTTGGACTATGGCAAAAACATCGTTCAGGGCTTGATTAATGGTATTAACAATGGCATTGAGAATGCAAAGAAAACTGTTGGTGGACTTGCAAAAGCTATCATTGACAAGTTCACGACCGATACTGAAATTCACTCTCCCTCCGCTCTGTTTGAACGCTTTGGTGAATTTATCGACCAAGGCCTTGCAAACGGTATCACTTCGGCTATCTCCTACGTCACCACTGCTATGCAGGGCGTTGTAGATGCTGTGCATGAGAAAGGCAACGAGCTGATTAACGCTGGTTCTACTCAGGCGACTAACTATGTTACCGGGTTCTTGAACGGTCTCGATACCCAGTGGCAGCAGATTGACCAGAGTTTACAATCTGATTTCTTTGGTAGCATTGGCACTCTGTGGGATGCGATTTCTAATGGAGACCTTCAAAAGCTCGGCACATGGGCCGCTTCCTATTTCTATCATGCAATGGATGATGAACAGCGCGCACAAATCAAGTCTATTGCAGAAAACAGCCTTACTTGGCTGACAAGCAACCTGAGTGGCGTTTGGAACAACATTGCCGGTATGGCTTCTAGTTTTATCGGTCAACTGGTTCCTTCTACCGTTGCGGCTACGACAGCACAGACTGGATTAAATGTTGCAATGAATGCAAACCCTATCCTGTTTGTCATCTCTCTGATTGGAATGCTGGCTGGTGCTTTGCTCAATCTAGCCGGAACAAATAGCGATGTTGCAGGTGGCATTTCTTCCGTGTGGGGCGGCTTGAAGAATTTCATGTCCTATATTTTTGAAGGAATAGTTCGTTTGCTGGGTCTGTTTATTCAGGGATTCGTTAACGGCGTTAACGTTATGATTGGCGCATACAACCTTGTCGCTCAGCTCTGGGGCGGCCAAATCGAATACGTGAAAAACCCACTGTTTGAATACGCAGATAAGATTGCGGCAAGTCGGGAAAGTAGCCCATCTGTTGATTCTATCGCTTCTGGAAATGTAGATTATTCCAACGTTCCTGGAACGAACCAGTATTCGGAAGCAAATAGTTCTGGTTCTTACACTTCTAGCTACAGCCGTTCCGCAGAGCTTACCCCGTCTGAACTTCGAGATTCTATAAAAGAAGGCTTTATCGCCGCTATGCAGGAATCTGGGTTCGGCGATACGGACAACGGAAATTTCACCGTTCGGGTTTATCTTGACGGAAAGGAAATCACTTCTGCGGTCGAAAAACGTCAGAGTGATCGCGGAATGTCCCTGATGGGAACGGAAGCATACAGCTACTAAGGAGGCGACAGTTCTATGGCAAATATTCCAGCACTGGTCACAGTGAACGGTACGGCATTGCCTGAACCGTCCTCTTATGAAGCTACCACAAGCACTATTGTGGATTCTGGACGAAATACTCAAGGAAAAGTGGTCGGGGCCGTCGTACGACACGATGTTGCAAAAGTATCGTTGTCGTGGAACTACCTGACCGCAGCCCAGTGGGCAACCGTCCTTAGCTTGTTCACAAGAAACTTTTATTGCTCGGTTCGGTTCTTGAACCAAGCAACCAATGCTTATGAAACGCGACAGATGTACGTATCTGACCGCACGTCTGGTATGTGGCGGCGAAACCCAAATAGCGGGAATGTAATGGGCTGGACTGGGTGCAAGCTGTCACTTGTGGAGGTTTGACGAATGGAACACCCTTCGCAAAAATGGCTTGACAAGTTCAAGGAGACCCTTGTTCCTGAAACATTTGTCAAGATTTCATATGACAGCTCGGAACCCGGAGTTCAAAAGGATGTTTCTGCTAGCGCGGATAGCCAGTCTTTGTTCAGCAACGTTTCTGAAATTGTAGAGGATAATAGCGAACGTGAACTGAAGAAGTATGCAACCGGAGAGACGAACCAACATCTTCTTGATGGAACGTTTTCTCTCTTTCCTGGCTCTGGTTCCCAAGTGGATGTCGGCTACGCAAGTAAAAACATTGTAACGGACTCTTACCACCCCAAAATCGTTTTCACGTTTGGAAAGCATCACACCAGACGGATTCCTGGCGTTACGATTTTGTGGTCTAGCACGTTGAATGAATACGCTAAAAGCTTCAAGCTCACGGCGTATTCTGATGGAACCCAAGTAAGCACCATAACTGTTTCGGACAACGTAGATGTTCGTTCGGAGGTTGACTGGGAGATATCTGGTTACAACTCAATTTCACTTGAGGTGCTTTCTTGGTGCCTTCCAAATCGAAGGGCGCGAATTGAACAGTTTATCGTTGGATTCAGACTTGTTTACCGAAAAGGAAATTTGCTTTCCTTCACGCACGAATCAAGTAGAGACCCACTTTCTGGCCAGCTTTCCAAAGACAGCGTCTCCTTCTCTGTTGATAATAGTCAACAGATTTGGGATCCATTGAACCCACAAGGAATGTACCGCTATATCTACGAACGCCAGCTTGTTACCGTAAGCTACGGCATGGATATTGACGGAAAGACGGAATGGATTAATGGCGGACAGTTCTTTATGTCCGAATGGAACGTTCCATCAAATGGTCTTGAAGCATCTTTCACAGCGCGTGATGCGCTTGGGCTCTTGATGAACTCCACTTATACGGGCAGAAAAAGCGGGAATTTGTATGATATGTGTGTAGATGCGCTTTCACAGCTTCCGGAAAACACCGTATCGTATTCTATTCCAAACGAGCTGAAAAACTATCCTGTTGATATCAGCAATGAAAGTAACTCCTCTTACAAGAACTCGGATATTTTGCAGATGGCCGCAAACGCTGCCGGCATGGCTCTTTACCAAACGCGCGGTGGAGAAATTCGGATTGAACGTCCTGCGTTTTTTTCGGATTCGTCTTCTGAAGTTTACGAAATAGACCCAATGAACAACTATCAGTGGCCGGAAATTACATTCTCTTCCCGTTTGAAAAACGTATCTTGCAGCGTGAACAACACGACTCATCTTTACCCTTCGAATTCTAGCATTGACGGAGTTACACAATCTGTCAGTAACGCTTTGCTGAACGATTCTATCTTGGAAATCGGCAAAAACGCCATGACGGAAGCGTATTCTATCTTATCTACAAGAAAAAAGGCGAGTTTAGAATATCGTGCCAGCCCTCATGTTGATGCGCTTGACCATGTGAAGCTGAACCACAATTTTGGCTACGCCTCAGAGCTTTTTGTCACCAATGCAAAGTATACGTACAGCGGCTGTTTTAGAGGTACGCTGGAAGGGTATATTTTGGCGGACATTGCATCCATTCTTCTTGACCAGAGTTCTTTTTCTCTTCAGTATGCGGAATCTCGCGTTCTGACCGCGAGGTTGTCCCCTGCTTCTATTGATTCTCCTTCGATTGGTTGGAGCGCTTCTCCGGTTAATATAGTTCACTTGGATGTTTTAACAAATATTGACGGCGTGTCTACTTGTCGTGTCTCTTATTCACATAAAGGAGAAGCGACCATAACTGCAAGTGTTGGAAATTCTTCTGCATCTTGTCAGGTTACCGCAGAAGCACCTTATATTACGCTTAGCCAGAGTTCGGCAAACCTTTCTTGGAGTCAGTACAACGACGTTACCGCAACCTTCCACCCGACTGTTTCGAGTGCTCCGAGCATCAATTGGAGCACGAGTAGCGGCGCTGTTCGTCTGCAAGTTCTCAGCAACAGCGGTGGTGTTTCTACTTGTCGTATCTGGTGGAATTCCAAAGGCAACGCAGCGGTTACCGCGAGTGCATTTGGAGAATCTGCAAGCCTGAACATTTTCACCCAATCTTCTGCACTTTCCAATCTGTCTGATGGTACGATTGTTAAAATTGTGGAGAACGGCGCTGCGGTCGATTTCATTCTTGCGCAGCATAATTATCTTTCCGATCATAACGGTGATGGCCGAACCTTGTTCGTCCGCAGATATGGCTATCGTAAGATTCGCTTTAACAATGTTGGCAACAATCCGAATCAAAAGTATTGGCTGTATGACACCGATTCCGGGGAGAATCGCTGGTTTTATTATTGGGGCAGATATAATGATTTTTGGAACAATTACCACTACGGAGAAGGCACAAGTACACCGCAGGGAGAGTTCGTTGTTCCTAAATACAATGATGGAGCATCTGAAATCCGAAATTGGCTTAACAATGATTACAAAAATCTGTTTAGCGATGCCATGAAAAATTTGATAGGCGAAACTGTTCTCCAAAAGAAAACAGATAGCATATTTGATTTTACTACTCGTGTTGCTGAAAGCGTTTTCCTCCTGACTTCTAAAGAACTCGGCATTGGTGGCAATGCGTATAACGCAAACCCGAACAATGGCGGAAAACTTTCTACGGCTCAGCAAATCTTGGACAGTGAAACAGAACTTTGCTGGACAAGAAGCCCGTTGACGGACGCTTCTTCTGATGGTTTGAGCGGAGAAGATGCGGAACGTGCAGAGCACGGAGTTGTTTGTTGCTCTTACAGCGGAACAAGTAGAAGCATATGGGCAAATAATGAATCCGTTTTTGCTAGACCTGCGTTTACTCTCCCTGACAATCTTGAGATTGACGCAAATGGAAATCTGATGATTTGAGGTGAATAATAGTGGCAACATGGATTACTGATAGAACCTATGAAGATGTATCTCGAGTTTCTGAAATTTCAGAAAAGGGACGTTCAGGCACGTGGTCGGCAGACGAACAAGCAGAATGGGCCGCTGGCATGAAAGGCGCTCTGAGTTATACGGACTATAACCGTATTGAAGGTGGAATCCAAGAGATCGCGTCCATCTTGAACGCATCTGTTTCGGTAAAAGCCGATTGGGATGTAAACGGATACCTGACTGTCTCGGATGCTTTCCGGTGGCTTTCCAATATCAAAGCAATTCGGTCTTTGTGCAGCGGCAAGAATGATACCCCCGAAACCCCCGCTTCCCTCAATTACCTGCACTATACGATTATCAATCAGGTCGAAGAAATTCTACTTGATATCGAAACGATAGCCAATAATCATCTAATCTACTGCTCAGAGCCGGTCTGTGGAGGTGAACCTTATTATGCACTTTGTTGACCGAGAAGCGAAGTACCCAAACCGATGGACAATGAAAAAGTCTGACGGCACATCGGAAGTTGTCACACTGGTTCGCAATGACGAGCCTATCGTTGAAGGCACTCCTATGAATGCTGAAACGCTGAACGACCTTTCAGATGTTGCAGGCGCTGATATTGCGAGGATTGCCGCTGAAAAAGCAGAGCTAAATGCAAAACTGTCTGAAGTAAATGCCAAAACGTCCGCACAAGAGTCGCAGAAGCAAGCCGAAAACTCCGCTGAAAGCGCTCGACTTGCAGAACAAAGCGCTAATAAAGGTGGTTGGATGAACTTTGAACAGAAAAACGGCGTTCTTTATATGGTTAAAAGCGATAGCTTGACCGAAATAAATATGCAAGACAACGGCTCTGGAGTTTTGGAGGTGACGTTTGAATGAGCAAAACAATTGAAATCGGCCCTTATAGCGCCTATGCCATTGCTGTAAAGTATGGATATGATGGTACAGAAGAGGACTGGATTAAAGCAGTCGAAGCGGCCCGAAAGAGCGCGGAGGCAAGCGCAGCCAATGCAAAGCGGGAAGCGGACGGGGCTTCTACTTCTGCTGCTACTGCCACTGAACAAGCCGGGATTGCAACCACAAAAGCTAGCGAATCCGCTGCATCCGCTGGGGCTTCCGCATCCAGTGCATCTGCCGCTGCAACCAGTGAAGCCAATGCAAAGAAATACTCGGAAGAGGCCGGGGCCAAGGCAAATACTGATAAGACCCTGAGCATCGAAAACGCTCCTGCCGACGCAAAGGCTACCGGTGACGCTCTGGCAGGCAAAGCTGACTCCGTCGTTCCGCGTGATTTTTCTATTCCGATCACGGGGTGGCAGACTGACACAGAAGTTGCAGAGTACCCGCATTACATTGACATTACAGCAGATGTTACGTCCACGACTGTGGTATCTGTCAGCATCGACCCTGCAAGCGCAGACGTAGCCGGTAAAGCTATGCTTGTAAACCCCGAAACTCGAGCCGGAGCTATCCGTATCCGTGCGCACAACATTCCGACTGCGGAAATTTCCGCCCGGTGGTATCCCATCAAGTATGGCGGTCAGTTCTATGGTGACGGCTCAATTTACTCCAACTTCCTGCTTGCGGCACATCCTGTGGGCAGTATCTATCAGACCATCAGCCCGGAAAACCCGGCTGTGACTTTTGGCGGTGGCACGTGGGAAAAGATTGCGCAAGATAGGGCGTTAATGGGTGCAAGCGACACGCACCCAGCTGGTACAACGGTAGAGGCAGGACTGCCGAATATAACGGGAACGTTTGCGTCAGGAAACGATGAGGGGGCCGCTTGGTCGAGATTCGTACATGCAGATGGATGCTTTGACTATGGACAAAAAGGAATTGCGGCAGTATACACGCGAAACGATAGCACGCAAAATACCCCTGTACTTCTTGAGTTCAAAGCTTCCAAGTCGAGCCAAATCTACGGCGCATCCGATACCGTCCAACCTCCGGCATACTTTACTTACATTTGGCTTCGTACCGACTGAAAGGAGAAACAATGGCACTTGGAGAACTCAAAAATGGCATTGGCCCTGATGCCTATGCTATCTATCAGCAAGTCCTTGCGGCGGTAGTCGAACGAGACCACCCCGTGAGCAGCCTGTACATCAGCGACAATGCCACCAGCCCTGCCGAGCTTTACGGCGGCACATGGGAACGTATTGAGGGCAGATTTATCATGGGTGCAAGTGATACCTACCCGGCAGGGAGCACAGGTGGTAGTGCGACGAAAACCATAGCTAAAACAAACCTCCCTAATGAGAGAATTAAAGTGTATTCGTTATACACGAAAGGTTCTGAAGGAAGCGAATTTGATGCTGTATCACTCGAATACACACACAGCGATGGAAGCGGTGATTTTTCGCGTACAGGAAGAACAGACCCACTAGGTGATGGAACACCGCTTAACATATTACCTCCCTACTACTCCGTGTACATCTGGCGCAGAGTGGCATAACTGAAAGGAGACTTTATGAAAATCATCGACAGTAACGGCGTAGAAATCTCCAGCCCCGACCTGACGAAAGGCTACCTCAAGCCCGATACCCAGATCATCCACCACGATGATGTGGCGGGCGTGGAAGAGGTCAGCCACTACGAGACCATCCGTGAATATCCAAACGGGGGAAAAGACGTAAAGAAAGTCGTGGATGTCAAAGCAGTTCCGGCTCAGGGAGCCTACGACGAAGAGGTGGAGGTACAGCGGTACATCCTGTACACCGCCGAAGAGCTGGCTGCACAGGAAAAGGCCCGCAAGGAAGCAGAGGAAAAGGCACAGCTGCCCACCGCAGAAGAGCGCCTTGCTGCTCTGGAAGCGGCTATGCTTGACCTGCTGGCCGCACAGTAAGGAGGATGTTATGGTTTTGTTTTATGTGACCCAAATCAAACTGCATCGCTTTGACGGCGCTTTTACCATCGACAACGTGCCTGACCGGTACAAGGATGCCGTGATGAAAAAGCTGACGGAGGAGGGATTTTATGAGGTGGAAAGTAATGCTTGACTTCCTGCGGGATATTTTCTCGGCGCTCTCCCACGCTGCCGGTGACAGCGCCGACAAGGAAGAGCCTGCTCCTGCACCGGACGTGTCCACTGTGGACACCGTGACCGGGTGGTCAGGGGAACCGCCTTACCGCTATGTGGACGTGAGCCGGTATCAGGGCACCATCGACTGGGCACAGGTGGCAGCGGCTGGCTACAAGGGGGCCATGCTCAAGACGGTATCCACCAACCGCAAGTTCTCCAAACGGGCAGACGGCCTGTACATCGACCCGACCTTTGAAACGAACTACCGCAATGCCCGGGCTGCCGGGCTGGACGTGGGCGTGTACTACTACACCTACGCCACCAACAAGGACATGGTCAACGCAGAACTCTCCCTGCTGCGTCAGGCAGTCTGCGGCAAGGAACTGACCCTGCCTGTGGCTGTGGACGTGGAGGACAACAAGCTCGTCAGTCTGGACAAGCAGGACTTGACCGACCTGACCGCCTATGCTCTGCACGAGGTGGAACAGATGGGCTTCTATGCCCAGCTCTACACCTACACCAGCTTTGCAAAGGCACATCTCTTTGTGGGCGGCGCGGCTCTGCACCCTTATGACGTATGGCTGGCCGACTACACCGGCAAGACCCCGAAGGTGGATTTCAAGTACAACGCCCACCAACACACCAGCGAGGGCCGCGTGCCGGGCATCTCCGGCAACGTTGACCTCAACGTGACCACCATCAACTACCCTCACATCATCCGAAAGAAGGGCCTGACCCGTCTCCGGGAGGGTAAATGACCGAAAAAGAAGCTTTGCTGTGGGTGCTGGGGATCCTGGGCAGCCTGTGCGCCGCTGCCATCACCATCGACAAGGTGCTGGAAATCATCCATAAGTACATCAAAAAGGCGCAGGAGCCGGACAACGTGCAGAACAAGCGGCTGGATGAGATGGACAAGCGCATCGGAACCTTAGAGCAGGGCCAGCTTCAGCACACACAAGCCCTTGCCCGAGACCTGCGCCGCTTTGAAGAAATCGACGAGGTGAGCCGTCTGACCCTCAACGGGGTGCGCAACCTTCTGGACGCGCAGCTGTCCGGCAACAATCGCGAGGGGATGCAGAAGAGCCGCACCGACATCGACAACTATCTTTTGAAAGGAGTTACTAATCATGGAAGCGATTCATAATCTTTTGACCGCACTTCCTGCCCCTGTGGCCCTCGTGCTCATGCTGGGCGGCTTTATCTTCTACGCACTGGGCTGCATCCGTCTGGGCTATGGCGCGGCTGTCAAGGGCACTGTGCTTGACCTGATCGAGCAAGCAGAGCAAGAGATTCAGGGCACCAAGAGAGGCGCAGAGCGTAAGGCGTGGGTGGCGCAGATGCTCCGCACGGCCCTCAGCGCCAGCAAGTGGGGCAGATTCATCTCGTGGGCCATCACCGATGAGACTATCGGCATCATTATCCAGTTTTTCTTTGACCGCATGAAAGCGGCGCTGCAAAAGCAGTAAGGAGGATTATATGATTGTACCTATGTGTGGGATTATTGCCGCTTCTGCAAACGCTATGAATCAAGCCCGCAAGCGTGAAAAGGTGTGCAACCTGAAAGGCGACAATCGAGAGTTTTGCAAAGATTGCCTTCTTGACAAATATGGCGAGTGCATCGAAAAGCGGGCAGATAAGGAGTAAAACCATGAGTAGCACTGCATACGAGCATTTTGTTGGTGCCAACAAAATGTACGCCATACAAAGACGTTTTCGTGACTTTACGAAAACATTCTGCGATTTTGTTAAGGTCAACAAAATCGACCATCTCGGTAACGTCACCGTAATGGTGCGCAACGCCGGACAGCTGCCGCAGCCTTTCTGGCTCGGTGCTGCCTGTGGCGGCGGCTCGTGTAGTGCTGCCCGCTGCGCTGCAAGGACTTGACCGACAGCGGATGATTGCCGCCATCAAACGTGCACCGCTTGGGAGGGTAGACCGTAAGATAGCCTTACTGCGGTACGTTGAGCGGCTCCCGCTGCCGGACATTGCGGCACAGACACATTACAGCCGGACGGCGGTAGGCTACCGGCTGAAAGGCATTGACAAAATGTTGAATGTGTGATACAATATTTTTACGAGCTGAGTGTATGTAGGACGCATATTTAAAGCTGATTCTACAAACGCAACAAAGAGGCAGGCTATTCCAGAGCTTGCCTCTTTTCTTTTTGCGCGATTTGTGGTATAATTATTTCAACAAATCCCCCTGCTTCTCCAAGAAGTGCATTAGGGCGGATATTTGCCAGTTAGCCCAGTGCTTTATCTGGGAATGAAAAAAGCGGTTGCCAGATAGGCGCCGACCAGTCTCCCGCCCGCCTACTTATAGTGCGTACCATGCGGGAGACGCAAATAATCCCCTGCTTTGCTGAAGCCCTGCGTTCCACGCGCGGTACTTTGTAGACAAAGTGGGGGATTTTGTTTTATACACACTAGTTTTGTCGAAAGCATTGCCATATATTGGATATTGTGATATTCTGGCATTGCACTCCAATGTGTGCGTCTTTACAGTTAAGTGCTCATGCGGATTATTCCGCGTGAGTGCTTTTCTTTTACCCTTGCAACTCTTCTACTGATACGTTGCAGGCCGCAGCAATTTTCTTGAGCGTGGTCATCCGGATAGGTTTTCTGGCTTCTGCGTGTTGGATGGTCGCGGTAGACAACCCGGTCTTTTCCGACAGCGCACGAATGGTCAGCCCAGCGTTTTCCCGCGCGGCTTTAATTTTTCCCGCGTCCACACCAAGCGTCTTGTAATCGGGCGACATATATCCGATTTGGAACATGCCCTGCTGCTGCAACGGCAATGCTTTGAGCGCAAAGCTGTTATTCACGTCCTCAAGGTCTACATCCTTTAGGACGTAAGCGCAGGCGTTGTCAAGCTCCGGGGTCATTTTGTGGAGCTTGTGCGCCAGCGTGATTTTCATCATCACGCCACGCACGGGAAACCTCGTAGCGTTGTCAAGGTCTGCCTGATTCACGCGGTCGGAGCAGGCCTCATCAAGCAGGCGGTACAGTTTGCCGAGATTCTGGATGGTTTTTGCGTCCATAGTCGTTTCCTCCTAAAACTATGTTCTTGGTTTTGTTGTACTGATTATACCACAAAACTGCCACAAGTGATACAGGCACAGTTGCTAGACTTTGCCTTATTTTTTTGTCTATTTTGTAGCACTTGTATCAGTTTATATTTGTCCTTCGTTGTGCGTTCGTTGTCCTTCGATTTTTGCTGATGCGGTACACTGGGAGCATCAGGAGGGATGTATTATGAGCTATTATCCAACACCCGGAACGCCCTACGTTCCACAGCAGCCTGTCAATCCTTACGGCGGCATGGGCACAGTTGGGCTTGCCACTCCCCTGCCCAACGCGCAGATGCAGCAGGCACAACCGCAGCGTCCGCAGCCGATGAATGGGCAGCAGCCTGTTCAGCAGTCGGCACAAGATGGCGGTTGGTTGCTTGGTAGACCTGTTTCCAGCAGGGAGGAATTTTTAGCAATACCGTCTGATCTGTACGGCAGACCGACCTACTGCCCGGACTTGCGCAGTGGTGTGATCTACTGCAAGCGTCTCAACCCAGACACCTGTGAATCCTATGTGCAGGAGTTTTACAGCCCGGAAGCATGGCGCCAGATGCAGGCGCAACAGGCACAGCAGACCGCTGCACCGACACAGCAGTATGTGCCTATTGAGCAGTACAACACCCTCGTCCACCGTCTGGATGAGCTGGAAAAGTGGCAGAAGAGCTTTTCTAAACCAGCTGCCGCAGCGAAGAAAGGAGAATAAGTGATGTCCTCTCCGTTTGATATGATTACTCATAGCCCCATCATGCAGCTTGCAAATCTGGCTCGCGCAGGGCAGAACCCGATGGGGCTTATCCAGCAGTTAAGCGGGCAGAATGCTCCTATCATGCAGGGTTTGAACCTGATTCAGGGTAAGAACGAAGCACAGCTCCGAACGATGGCGCAGAACTTAGCCAAAGAGCGTGGCATCGACCTGAACCAGCTGGCAAGCGCCCTGAATTTGACGCTGCCCCGATAACGCATCCCTCTAAGCGAAACGCTTCTCAGTTTTGCGGACTTGACAAAAACCGCATTTGTTTGGCTTCGCCCATCGCATACGGCGGTGGGATGGCATAACGCAAAACTGAAAGGAGTTTTGTTATGGACGATTTTGCAACTGGCTATCTGGCTGGGCAGGACGGCGGCAATAACAACGGCGGATTCTTCGGCAACGAAGGTCTTTGGGCGGTTATTATCCTCGCCATCATCTTCGGCTGGGGCAACTACGGCAACGGGCGCAACGGCGGGGACAGCGGCATGAACGCCTACATCCCCTATCTGGTCGGCACTGGCGCAACTGGTCAGGGTGGTAACGACACCCGCGCGGCTCTGTCTGAGGGCTTCTACCAGCAGGATACCTCCCGCTCTCTGGCGGGCATCCAGAGCGGTATCTGCTCTCTGGGCTATGACCAGCTGGCACAGATCAACGGCGTCAACACCAACATCGCGAACGGCTTTGCTGGCGTGAACAGCGCCATCTGTCAGCTTGGCTACCAGAACGCACAGCTGGTGAACGGACTGGAACGCAGCGTGTCCAACGGCGACAACGCCATCAACCTTGCCATCATGCAGGAGGGCAACGCACGGCAGGCCGGTCAGACCGCACTTGCCACGCAGCTTGCATCTTGCTGCTGCGAGAACAAGCAGCTCATCGGCGACCTGAAGTACACCATCGCAACGGAGGACTGCGCTACCCGTCAGGCCATCGCAGACAACGCCCGCGCCATCGTGGACAACTGCAACGCCAACTTCCGCAGCATGATGGACTACTTCACGCAGGATAAGATTGCCACTCTGACCGCCGAGAACCAGAACCTCAAGTTCGCCGCTTCTCAGGATCGTCAGAATGCGCTTCTGACCACCGTGATGTCCCAGCAGACTGATACCATCCTGAACCGGGTCAATCCTCGTCCGATTCCCGCTTATCAGGTGGCAAACCCAAACGTGGGCGTGAACTGCTGCGGCTGCTGCTAACCAACACACTCCCCGATAACACCGGGTGAACCATCGGGGCAGGGGTAAGACACCTCTGCCCCTGATTTTTTAGGAGGAAAACATTATGGCTTGCAAAACAAGCTGCAAACTCTGCCCGCATCTGGTCTTGAGCCAGTCGGTAACGTTCGCCAATGATACGCTGACCATCAATATCCCTGCTGGCTCTTACGCAGCGGGAGAAAAATATTGTCTGGTCATTGCTCAGGCTTTGCCGGACACGACCACCATCAACGCCCCTGTGGTCATCACCATCGGTGCAGGAACGACCGCATACCCTCTGACCGACTGCAACTGCGCTCAGGCAACCGCTGAGAGCATCCACACTCGCACTCGCTATGCTACCCGCGTTGCAACGTCTGCGACCGGCACCGGCACGTTCAAGTATCTTGGCTGCTTCTGTCGCTCCCACGCTGGTGCGCCTGCGTCTATTTCTTGAGGAGGTGTAGATTATGGGCAAGACTAATTTTCGCCGCATGATGATGCTCCGTGAACACGACAAAAACCGTGAGCCGGAACGTGACCGCCTTGAGGAAGAGCGTGACCGCAGGGAACGTGAGCTGGAACGCCGTCTGCGCAAGCTGGAAGGTGGCAACGACCGCTATCCCTACTATCCGCAGGAGGAAAACCGCTACATCGACCCCTACCCTATCCCCCGCTACCCTGACGTAGAGAATGGCCGCAGAATGCCGCAAATCGGCTTCTCGCAGAACGGCGACTGGGATAAGCGGTCTGGCCAGTATGAACGTGGCGGCGCAGACAGCCGCTCCATCAAGATGCCCCGCCAGCACCTCACCCACGATGAAGCGGAAGAATGGTGCGACAGCATGGTGAACGCTGACGGCACGAAGGGCTGTCACTGGACGCTGGAACAGACGCAGGACGTTGCGAAACAGCGCAATATCACCTGTGACCCGAACGATTTCTGGGCTGTTATGAACATGATATACTCGGATTATTGTCAGGTCGCAAAGCGTCAGTCCGTTGACACTCCGGGCTTTTACGCGGACATGGCAAAGGCATTCCTTGAGGACGCAGATGCCGCAGATGGCAAGGCGTATCTCTACTGGGATTGCATTGCTGATAAGTAAAACAGAACCCCTGTGCGGTCGTTGCGGCTACACAGGGGTTTATTGTTATTCCCAAAGTGTTGATTTTGACCTCATGTCAAACAAATCTTGCGGAGTGATTACAAGGCTCTTGTCGAGTTCTACCACACTGACAATGGAAAACTTGCCGGGAACTTCTCGCTCAATTCTTGCTTTTGCTTCCTCTTTGCTGTTCGCAAACAAGACGAACGGCGCTTGGAAGTGTCTGCACTTTACGTCATCATCGTACTGGATTTTGACCCAATAAAAATTTTCCATACATGGCTCCTTTGTTATTTTAATATTTTACAGGCGGTTCAGGCAACGGCATCCAATATGTGATGTTATGGATTCTGCCCTCATCATCCCGCCATTCTTTGAACTGCTCATCGTAATTTGCTATAACAATATCGAAGGCTGATTCATCGAATCCGATAACACGCGGGTCTGTATCTCCCGGAACACTATTCTTTGCACAAATCCACGGACTTGATTTTGGCACATTTGATACATCGTAAGCACAATATCCGATGCACTGCGGATTACCGTACCTCTTCATGTAATCTTCATTTCCGATTCGAGCCGCACAAACCATGTGGACATTTTTCCAACCGACACGGTCATCGTCCGTTGATTCGCTGTCGATAATAATATCTTCTGGGTCTAATACTTTTCTTCCGATTGCAAGATTCCAGCTATTTGCAACATACCGTTTCATTTGCCATTCGTTCAGAAAAGTTTTTGCTTCTTTCATGGCATCTTCCAAAGAACCACGATGAGGTCTATAAGCAATCATAGGTCAACCCTCCATACAACTTGACGTTTATCTTTTAATCAATTCCTTGATATACAGCGTTTCAAATTTTGTTAAATGAGGATACTCGTTTCGAGCCATCTTTTCTGCCTGTTCTTCAACGCTCAAAATACTTTCAAAATCATCATTTACATCAACAACATAGCACATACACTCATGGTCGTGCTTATCATTCCAACCTTCAAAAAGAGCAACGAACTTTTTCATAATGTATCCTCCATTAAATCTTATTTTTTATCGTTTTGCTTAATTTCTTCTTCAACCACAATGTACGGAATGTTCTCCAAAGATGCTCTAAGTAACGCAATCACCGCTCTGCCAGATTTTCCGTCTGCCAATTTTGATACATCTTTTAGCTTTTTTAAGACATCTTCTCGCTTCACATACTTACCCATTATGATTCTCCTTAAATCTCATCATTTCAAATAATGTGTCGGAGCATCTTTCATAAGAAGTAAAACAATCTGCTCGTATCGTTTATGCGCTTCTTCTGTAATGACGTATTCCAACGCTCTCACATCAGAAAACTGTAAGTTTTCTGAAAGAATTTTGAGCGTTGAAGTTGGTTCCAACACTCCGCTTCCGCTCTTGAATTCGTAAACGCTTTTGCTCAACGCAACCAAGTCATTGTCGCTAACATGGGTGATATAGTCGTTCATTTCTCCGTAAGTCATAACATTCTCCTAGAGCTCATCTTTTATCATTTTCCATTTTTGCGCCACAATAATTGCAAAATGCTGTATCTTTGAATGCATACGGGTCCCAGTCGCTTCCGTATGTAAGCAATGCAATACTTGGATATTTACAGTTTCCACACACCCACGAATTTCCATCCCATTTCCAACTAGCTACCAGTTTCTTTTCTTTTATAATTTCAATAGCTGGAAGCTTTCTGATTTCACTCCATGCAGTCTCATAATCGCCATGAGTTCGTTTTACGATATTCATAGCATCTGTCTTTTTGATATATTCGCTCTCGATCATAGTAACAGCCTCTCCTAAATCTTAACTTTTATCGTCAATCCTCCAAGAAGTCCTCTTGATTCAGAACTTGATTTACAATTCGTTCTGTACATTCTTTGATAACCGTAGATGCGGGGACGTGATCTTCATAAGCTATGTTTTCATATTGCGCTCCTGCATACTCAAAGAACCTTTTAGAAAGTATTTCTGCATCCGCACGGCACAACGGCTTTAATTCGTACTGCAACGGAAATCTTCTTATAAGTGCAGGGTCAAGCCTATCAAATCGGTTTGTCGTTCCAATAATAATGACATTGTTCGGCAATCTATCCATTTCCTGCATAATCGCAATAACTACACGGTTCATTTCCCCAACGTCATCTTTTTGCCCACGAGCCATTCCGACCGCATCTATTTCATCAAAACAAAGAACGCAAGGAGCAGTTCTCACATAATCAAAAATTCTTGCAAGGTTAGATTGCGTTTGCCCTAAGTGCGAATCAACTAGACTTGAAAATTGAATCCTCAAAAACGGAAGTTTTGCTTTATGCGCGATATACCTAGCCAGCATGGTTTTTCCACATCCGCTTTTCCCATAAAGCATCAACGCTGGCAAATAAGGAATCCCCATTTCGTTCAATTTTTCAGATGCTCGATAAATAGCAACGATTTTCTGCGTTATACTTTTTTCTTCGTTCCTAAGAAGGAATCTTGCTTCTGGAAATTCTTCCGTATCCTCTGCGATCAAAAGATGCTGTAAGTTATATGGCAATTCAATAAATTCTCTTTTGCTTTCCAACTTGCGAAACATATTTTCTTTGAACTGCTCATCTTTTTTGGATGATATAGAATTCAAAATGATTTTAACGGCTTTTTGCGCGTTTCGCATATCGCCATCGCAAACAAATTGAATAAGGCGTCGTTCGCTATCGTTCATCCAATAAATCCCCCAACTCAGTTCTTTTTATCCAATACGAACTTTACAAGTTCTTCAATTTCTTCCAAATTGGTGATTATTTCATACCATCCTGCTGAATGCCCTCTATCGTAAGCGTACCCCCAAATTTTCGTCGCTTTCTTTTCTGAAATCCCAAAACCGACTTCTTCTTGAATTGTCTTATAAATCTCTGCGTATATTTCATCCCTACGCTTCATTTTTTCTTGATTCAGTCGCTTAACTTCATTGTCGTAATCATCGTTGTTCTTTTGCGCTTGCTCTTTGTTCCACTTTACCGACTTATCTTCGTCAAACACAAAATTTGATGGAACTCGCTTGAAGCCATAAGGCTTGCATCCCATATTTGCCATTGCTTCAAATTTCTGCCCAATGTCAATCCATACGTCATTCATCTAAGAAATCCTCCAATTCAATCTTCCCCTCTGCCGCTGCAACCGCCAGAGCGTATACGAACTGTCCAATCGTCATGCCGTGCCGCCGTGCTTCACGGTTGATGTACTTGCGCTCTTCCTCGCTCATAAGGATGGTAATGCGCTTGGAGCGCTTTCCATCTCCACTTGCAATCCCCTGATGCGATTCCGGCATCGGGATTTTTTTCTTTATCAAGCCAGCTTCTGCTAGTGCACCTGGCACATTGCCTTGCTCGATAAGACGTTGAACTTCTTTCGCCTGTTTCAGCTTCTTTGGCTTGCTTTCGCCTAACACGGCATCACTTGGCTGTGTTTCGCTGTCTTTGGCTTGCTTCGGCTTAATACTGCTTAACTGTGCTTCATTAGGCTGAGTATGGCTGTGTGCGGCTTCACTAGGTTTAATTGGTGCTTGTTCGGCTTCGCTTGGCTTTGTTTGGCTTACTTCTTCTTCCTTTGGCTCACTTCGGCTTAATGTCTGCTCCGAAAAAACAGGCTGGAAGTCAAACCCGCCAAGCAAGCCTGTGGATTTTTTGCTGGTTGATTTCATTCTACATCAGCCTCCTCAAAATCCGAATCATCAAATGATGGAGCTTCAGGCAACGGCATCCAATGCGTCGCTCCAAGATTATTACACCAATCTGTTTTCCAAATAGGTTTTCCACCGTCTTCCGGATAGAAGTAACACTGTGCAATATCTGTTCCCGTCAACGGCGATGCAACGAGGACGGGGTTGCTTTCAAGTTCTCCATTTACATCCACCATTTCGGGGTAGTGGTCGCTTACTCTAATCCATTCCTTGCTCCATAACCATTTTTCCTTGAAATACTGTACATCTTTCTTATACTGCTCTTTATCAATGTCGCCACTTCTGTACCAATCACAGCTATGCAAAACACAGAGCAAATCGTACAGAAGCATACTCAAATCTTTGTCTCCAAGCGGATTTTCTTTTCGTGCAATAATCGAAAGCTCTTTTACCCGTTCATCTGCAAGGTCATAATCTGGATAGCAGTGCTGGTAAATAGCATTTGCAAGGCTGTCATTTTGATAATCCCAATGTCCACCGCTCATTTTTCTTTTCCTCCCACAATCATCTCTGCCAACGCCTTGAAATCCTCTGCGCTAGTGCTCTTTGCCGTGTCGCCGCTAAACAGGCTGTGCCGCTCTGCCTGCGCCTTACGAACACCCATAGACGGTCTAATCTTCACGTCCAACAGCCTTGTTCCCATGCTTTGTGCAATCACAGGAAGCTGCTCCACGACCTCTTTGGACAGGTTCTCACGGCTCTTGTACTGGTTCAGAAGCAGACCTTCAATCTTCAAAGTCGGGTTGAAGTATCTGCGAACGTCACCAATGGTCTGCGAAAGCTGGCTCAGTCCGGCAAGCGCATATCGGTCTGCTGTGATTGGAACGATGGTGCTGTTGGCGGCGATCAGAGCGTTTACAAGTGCAAGGCCGAGCTGCGGGGGAGTGTCCAAAACAATGTAATCGTACCGTTCTGACACGGATTCCAGCGCTTCACGCAGCCGGAAGTTCTTGCCAATGTCCCGGACAAGCTGCTCGTCAATGTCCTTCAATGCGTTGTCTGACGGCAGGATGTCACCGGCTTCGCAGTGCTGGATTCCTTCCTCTACTGTACCTTGCCGGGTCATTACATCGAACAGGGTACACACGTCCTCTGTCTGTGCGCCGTAGGTGTCCGTTGCGTTGCACTGGGCATCGCAGTCCACCAGCAAGACTTTCTTGCCAAGCAACTGCAACGCACCAGCCAGACAGGTGCTTGTGGTAGTCTTTCCTGTGCCGCCTTTCTGGTTAGCGACAGCTATAATTTTTGCCATTTTATCACTCTTTCTTTTATTTTCTTTGTCTGATTACTTTTGCAGTGCGTCAATCTCATAAAATGCCGGAAGATACTCTTCAATCGCGCCGTCTTTCTTCAAGCTACCAATCAGATACCGCTTCGGGTGGTCAGGCCAAGGGTCACGGTTGATTGAAAGAATATCTGCACACGCAGCCTTTACGATGTCGTAGACCGCATCTTTTCTCTTCGGCAGCTTGATGGATGGATGCTCTTCCATCATCTTTACCTCAACTACCTTTGCGACCTCGATACACTCTTGAACCGACAGCGCATCGCACACAGACCAGTCGTATCCTTCGTATCCGCTTGTGCGAGGCTTTCTAGCAGCTTTTTTACTGTTCGCCTTATAATTATCCTCTTCGCAATCAACTTCGCTAGAATCGGCATCTATGACGGGCTGCTTGGATTTGTACCCGAATCGAAACTCAACTGCTACTACCTTTCGCCCTGTGCAAATCTTTTCAAAGTCAACGACAATGTCTGAAACATTGCTGATCTCTTCCACTGCTGGTTCAAGAACTCTGCGGCGTAAAGCCCGGAAATCGTCATAACTTGCATCGTTTGCCCCCAAGTGGTCACGCAGCTGCTTCAAACCAATCTTGTTCGATGTTAGAGAACGATTCATCCAATCCCGAATCATGCTGTACATCAGAATAGATGCTTGCTGCTTCATCCCAATCGTATAGCGCAGACGGTATTTGACGTAGCCGCTTCTTGCAATGTCGAAAAACACAGGCCGCAAGTCAGGATTACAGTTGATTGAAACGTCATAGGACAAGGATTCTCGATTGAACTTGACCTCTGCCTTTGTGAACAGCGGATACATCACATATTCTGTTCCATCTGCATTCAGTGGTACTGAAACCACGTTGCCCAAGAAATGCTTGACCTGCGACTTCAAGTTCTTTGAGTTGAGCTTCAAATCCAGCAACTTGCAATATTCAGCCAGCGTAAACGACACGTTAGAGCTTTCGGGGTCTCTCGGATTGATACGGCTCAGATAGACCTCAAGTAGCCGAAGCTCGCCTGCTGTGTAGTCCGTAAACTTCGCCCAAACCAATGCCTTGCTCTTTTCGACAAGGTTGTTTCCTGTCAATTCTGGCATTGCATCACCTCATTTCTTCCACCCTATTATACCACTGTATCGTGTACACGTCAATGATTCTGTACACAATTATTTTTCAACAATCGACTTCCACATTCTGTACACGATACTCCATTTTTTGTACACGATACCCTCCACTTCTTGTACACGTTCCTCCACTTTATGTACACAATGCTCCACTTTTTGTACACGTTCTTACTATATATATAAACAAGAGATAAACAAGAGATAAATAATCATCATCAAATAGTGACGACGATACATTTTCAACAATTTCTTCTCTTCAACGGGCAGATTGTGGAAAACGACAACTTCTTTTGCTGAATAAGAAACGTCCATCAAGCCCTATAATCTACCTGACGGTTCTATCGTGTACAGAAAATGGAGTGCAATCACACCAATAGGGGACGAATTGACAAGTCATGCTTTGATGAACTGAAATTTCACGCGAGTTCGTTAATTACATCCGCAAAAACCCACCATTTACGATTCTATGGGGGACAAAATGACAACCCAAAACCATATTTATAACAGTCCTATTGTGTACAAAAAGTGGAGCACGTCCCCCTATATACCGTAAAAACTTCGATAATTCGACAATCAGCCGCTTATATTATTTGGATTCACGGTATAGGAATCGTTGGACTTCATGGCTGCTTCTGTTCCGGCGTCCTGCGCCTGGTAGAGAATCTCCATCTTTGGGGCGGTGCCGTTCGGGTCTGGGTCTGTTCCGGTGGCCTGTGCCATCTCATAGCTACCAGACACCATCCGGCAGACAGCGACCCTGTCCTTAAGCGGTGTGTGGAGGTTTGCCAGAATCTCCGTCAGCACGCCGATGTGGTCTGAGCCGTGATCTCCGTACCGGATGTATAACAAGGCATCTATCTCATAGGAAGAACACTCCATCATAGCATCTATGAGAATCCGCCGTTTCTCCAAATCGGAAAGGTCATCTTCCAGATGTTCCAGCAGTCCCGGATGAATGCAAGCGTCCATGTATCGAGCCACCGATACGCCGCAGCAGGTGAACCAGCGCATAGCCATCGGAAGGGAAATGGCTGCCAGACCTTGCTCCCAATTTGCTATCGTGCCACGATTCACGCCCATTTTTGCCGCCAATTTCTGCTGGCTCAAGCCGGAACGCATTCGAGCTATCTCTAATGCTTTGGCTGTTCTTACTAAATATTCATCCATAAATTCTCACCCTTTCAACAAAATCCGGCAAAACTGCTGGATTCGACAAGCCATAAAATGGAAAAAGCTGCTATGGAGAACCAACAGCAGCCTATGTTATAACTGTATTGTCAAAAAATTCCAAAGAAGAAGGGAACAAAAATGAGAGAAACTGTAATCTGGAACCATGAACGTATGCCAATCATCGACGGAATGCCCGCCAGCGTTCCCGATGGGCAGCCACACACACCCGAACCGTGGGAGGAAAGCGAATGAACCGAACCGTAGATGATCTGATTGTTCCATACGCCCGCAGACGGACGCTGGAGCTTGTCCTGAGCCTTTCTGCGTACGAAGCTGATAAAGATGCTTACCTTGAAGCAAAAGGCATCCTGGAACGCGCCGTAGCCGCCTTGGACGATGGACGCGACCCGGCAGATAACATCGAACGCATTGACGGACAGCTCGTAGAGCTGTGATTGGAGGAAAGATGGATAGGCGCTGTCCCTTTTGACTTGAACACTCGCGGCTTTCCTGATGTGAAGTAATGGATGCGAAGAAAACGTTCAATTTTTACGAAGTTGTTAAAAATGCATTGACTTGACAACTAAAAGGTGTATAATCATATCAAATGAACGTCCGTACTTACCAATCGGGAGGATATGCCACAATGAGTGAACAGGAAAGAGCCAAGATTGACCGATTTATTGCATGGCTGCTGGAACATCCTGAGAAGATTCCGGTAGCGGAGCAAGCCCTAGACCTAGAATAACAGAAAACCCCTTGCGCAGAGCTACACCAGCCCGGCACAAGGGGTTCTTATTTTACCGGGCATGAACGTTACATCTTCTCGATCAGGTTCATCAGAGCTTCACGCTGCTCTTTCGGCATGGATTCAAGTTTTCTTCTAATCCGCTCCACTGCTGCATCGACTTCGCTTTGCGGCTGCTGGGGCGGGTTTTCTTTTTGGTTGCCAGTGAGAAGGTAGTCAACCGTAACATTAAAATACTGTGCCAGCTTAACGGCATTTTGATTGGTCGGCTTTGCATCGTTTCCTGCGCCTGCTTCGGTTCTCCAATAACTATAAGCAGATTTCGGAACGCCAGCTTCAGTTAAAGCACGAGACGGCTTTACTCTCTTTTGCTCGCATAGCCTTACGAAATTGTCAAAAAACACAAAACATACCTCCAGTGTTTGTACAAGATGACAAAGTTCTACCACTTGAACAAAAACACTTGAAAAGTTCTACTACTTGTGCTTTAATAAGGCTACCGGGTTCAATCGGTAGAACAAATTAAAGACTTTGAACAAATAGAAGAACGTTCGATAATGTTTTTGCTTGACACCATAATATTATCATATTCTTTCAAAAAGTTCAAGTACTAGAACAAGAAAGGAGAAAAAATTTGCTTCCTAAGTGGACAGGCGATGTTGTGGGAACGCTTCACGTTAACAGCATCGAAATCAGAGAGCTTGCTGCAAAAATGGGATGCGCACCGGAATACTTGGGAAAAATCCTGAACGGTAAGCGTGAGCCTAAAAATGCGGAAGCTAAGGTAAAAAAAGCTCTGGAAGAGCTACTGAAGGAAAGAGAGGGAAAATGAGCGATATGGAACAGATTATCACCTTAAAGGTAGACCTTGAGCACTCGGACGAAGCGCACCACACCATTGACGAGGCGACAAAGGCCTACGAAGAGGACAAGCTCAAGTGGACGGAAGCAGAACTCGCCGAAGCAAAGAATCTGGCGATGAAGATTATGGAACAGTTGTGCTTGGATGGGTACAGCATTGAATGGTGCAGAGCCACGGAAGCGTACTGTTACAAGGCAGTTTCTGTTTTGCTTAGTAAACCGGATGATGAAAGTTTTAGGCGAAATGCAACGTGCTGCATCCCTTCTGCTTCTTTTGATACTTGGGTTGCCAAGTGTGTCTGCTTGTGTTGGACTACCGACAGGAACGTGCCTGAGTTCATCGTCAAAAAGGCTGGTGAGTGCTGGTGAGCAAAGGGAAGCGAATGAGCACAAAGCGTTGGAAGAAGCTCCTAATGGCCTATGGAATGTCAAGAAACCAGGCCAATTACATCATTTACGGGAAGAAGCTTATCAACCAGTGCTTTGAACGGCACAACAAAGAAGAAAGACTGAAAGAGGAGATGCAGCGTGGAAGAAAAGTACTGTGAGCGCTGCGGTGTCTTTCTTGGCATCGTAAACCCATGTAAGAAATACTGTGAAGAGTGTAAAGCCATTGTTCGCAGAGAACGGCAGGCCCTTATAAAGAAAGGAATCAAGGCTGAGCCGGAACCGGCTTTATGCGCTTGGTGCAAAAAGCCTATGGTTCGGAAGGTCTGGTCTCAGAAGTATCACCCTGAATGCGCAGCAGATGCAAACAAGGCTTTGACCAAAAAGTACAAAGCCAAAAAGCAAAAAGAGCTGAAAGAAATAAAAGCATCTGGCGAGTTCAAAATTACTTGGGATGTGCAGGAGCCAGAACGTGCGAGACCTCAAAAGCACGAACCTCCAAAATATACCGTGCGCCAGATGAACGATGCTGCAAAGCGATACGGCATGAGCTACGGTCATTACAGTACTTTACTTGCGCAGGGAAAGGTGGAGCCGCCCGATGAACGGTAAATACTACGGCCAGCGTGAAATCCGCTGGCACAGCCGGGAGAAAGACCGGCTGAAACACATTCATAAAGGAAAGGACAAGAATGAAAGTATTCGTGGAAATTGCCCTGATCTGGGGCATTGTCCTGGCATTGGTTCTAGCAACGTTCCTGCTAAACTTCTGGCTGGCGCATCATATCGAGATTCTGATCGGCGCTAAAGCGACCTGGTACATTATCGGAATCAGCTCTCTGATGGCCACCTGCTGGATTTTCGGCACAGGTAAGAAAGCATGACGCTGGAAGATGCAATGAAAGTCAGGTACTTCAACATCAACGACCTTAGCCGTAGATCGGGAGTATCAAGGCCGACGATTTACAGCATCTTGGGCAAACGAAAGAAGCAGAAAAGTTCCGTTCGGGTCGATACGCTTCTAAAAATCGCAAAGGCCCTGAATGCAAAGATTGTCATTAACGAAAACAAACCGAACGGATTTGATATTGTCTTAAAAGAGGTGAAGAGAAATGAAAACTGCTAAAGGCACTGTATTGTGCTTTATAAGCATATCCATCGCCGTTGCAGCACTTGGATGTGGAAATGCCATCAATGGCGCTTCCAATGGCTGGGGGATGCTTGGATATACGCTGCTGTCCGTGTCAATGCTTTTTACCGCTTTGATTCTCGCTATTATCGGCGTTAGCGCGGAGAATGAGAGAATCGAGCGCGAAAATCGAAAAATCAGACGTGTAGCCCACCACACCAACGAGTGGAGGGATGTTCAGTGAAATGCCCGATGTGCGGACAGGAAAGTGTCACGACTGTAGACACCAGGAACGAGGATGATTGTATCATCCGTAGAAAGCACTGTCTGAACAAGGAGTGCGATTACCGGTGGTCTACCATCGAAATTGACAAAGACCAGTGGTACAGTGCTTTGCAAATCAAAGAGGAACGTAAGAGAGGGAGACCAAAAGATGATTAACCTTGACAGATTCGGCGGCATGATCGAGCCGGAGGACGGCGTGTGCTTTATGACCAACGAACAGATGGCAGAAGCCAAAGAAGCTGACCGTCTGGCTGAGATCGCGGACTTGCAGTCTGAAATCGATGACAGGGAAGCGGAGCTGAAAGGCCTCCGTGCACAGTTGGCAGAACTGATGGCTGGTTGATTTTTGTACAGCCAAGTTAAGCCAAAGTAAGAGCAATGAAGCCTAATGAAGCCGAAGAAAGGAAAGAAAAATGGCAGTATTAGTAATGGTCTACGGTCATTCCGGCAGCGGTAAGTCCGCCTCGCTTCGGAACTTTGACCCGGAACAGGTGGCGGTTATCAACGTGCTTGGCAAGCCGCTGCCGTTCCGCAGCAACATGAAAACCTATATCACAAATGACTACGGCAAGATTGATGCCGCAATTCACAGTACCAAGCGTAAGTCCATCGTCATTGACGATGCCACATACCTTATGACCGGCGAGTTCATGCGGAACGCAAAGGTCGCTGGATACCAGAAGTTCACCGACATGGCAGCAAACTTCAACGCTCTGCTGATGCGGGCAAAGGAACTGCCGGACGATGTTGTGGTCTACTTTTTCGGTCACAGCGAGCGTGACGGAGACGGTGGCGAGAAGTTTAAGACCATCGGCAAGCTTCTGGACGAGAAGGTCTGCGTGGAAGGGTACTTCACCATCGTTCTGAAAACCGTTGTGCAGGATGGGCGATACCTATTCAGCACTCGCAATGATGGGATGGACACCGTGAAAACCCCTCTTGGGATGTTCAACGATGCGCTGATCGAGAACGACCTCGCTGCCGTAGACAAGACCATCCGTGAGTATTACAACATCCCGGTTCAGCCGGATAACAAAGGAGAGTAACAGATGAAGAACATCAACTGGAATGACGTACAGGAAGCCACCGAACGCCGTGACCTGCCTGTTGGCGGCTATGTTGCCGGTATTTGCAAGGCAACGGACGAACCCGCAAAGGAACGTCTGAACATCGAGTGGGAGGTCGCAGAGGGCGAGTTCAAGGGCTATTGGCGTGAGCAGACCGCTTCCCTTGTCGAGCGCGGCAAGCTGAATCCGGGCGAATGGGCATGGGGCGGCAAGACCATCAAGAGTTACAAAGAGAAGGCGCTGCCCTTCTTCAAGGGCTTCATCACCGCTGTGGAGCAGTCCAATCCCGGCTACAAGTTCAACAACGATGAAAAGACCCTGCGTGGCAAGCTGGTCGGCGTGGTTCTACGTGAGGAAGAGTACATGGGCAACGATGGCAACATCAAGACGAAGCTGGTCGTTGACCGCTTCACCAGCGTGGACAAGATTCGTTCCGGCGATTATGAGGTCAGACCAAAGAAAACGCTGGCTGGTGGGTCTGGCTCCGGCTACTCGCAGGGCGGGAACGATGACTTCTCTCTGATTGAAGAGCCGGATGGTTCGCTGCCATTCTGATTTGTAAGCCGTTAACCGCCTACCTTATATAAGAGCTGTGCTATCTGGCTGGACGGGCGTTTGGAAAGATGAAACACTTGGGCGACATCACAAAGATTCACGGCGACCAGATAGAGCCTGTGGATTGTATCACGTTCGGAAGCCCATGTCAGGACTTGTCCATTGCTGGACGCAGGGCTGGACTTGCCGGAGAACGCTCCGGGTTGTTCATGGAAGCGGTTCGAATCATAAAAGAAATGAGGTCAAGCACAAATGGACTGTATCCAACTTTCGCTGTTTGGGAAAACGTGCCCGGAGCTTTCAGTTCCAACGGAGGAGAAGATTTCAGAGCCGTGCTGGAAGAACTTGCCCGCGTGGAACAACCAGACGCTTCAATTCCTCGACCTTCGGGTAGGGGGGGCAGATGGAGCAAAGCAGGAGCAATCGCCGGAAACGGATGGTCTCTGGCTTGGCGACAGCTTGATGCTCAATATTGGGGAGTCCCCCAAAGAAGAAAGCGTATCGCTCTTGTCGCAGATTTTGGAGGTCAACGTGCCGCAGAAATACTATTTGAGCGCACGGGCGTGTCAGGGAATCCTGACGAGAGCATCAAGGCGTGGAAAGAAGTTGCCGGACTTGCTGCAAATGGCACTGCTGGAAATGATCGAGTGGTGGGGCAAAACGCCTACACCCTGAAAATTAGAGGTGGATGTGCTGGCGGCGGAAAGGGAGCATTGGTACAGACGGAAAAAGCGGGAACGCTTTCAACGTTGCAAGACCAAACTGTGTTTCAACCGATTCGTGTAACGGAAGCAATCCCAATAAATACACAGATAGCGACACGGTATATTTCCATGGGAGAGCGCACTGGGCTTGGGATTGGCGAAGATGGTGACCCAGCATATACGTTGCAGGCAAATCATGAACACGGCGTGTGTTATTGCATTGCAGGAAATATTGTTGACCGTTCCGATACGGCAGGGGCGAACGGCTTGGGCGCAAAAGAAGAAGTGGGATATACGTTGAACACAATAGACCGTCATGTAGTTGCATATTCCATAAATCCGTTGTCAAGCAACAGCATGAAATCGGCAAATCCGCACAGTGGGTTCAATGAAACAAATGTGAGCAAAACACTAGACTGCTCTGACGCAAACCCAACGAAGAATCAAGGCGGACTTGCCATCGTTCAGCCGATGCCGATTCAAAACAAAACAGGGACTCTTTCGCCCGGCGCTCACGCTGGAAGCTACAATGGACAGGATGCTTACAACGATATGTTGGTAAGGTGCAGAGTTTTTGACGCAAGAGGAAACGGAGATGGAAAAATCGTACCGACAATCACAGACGACCACGAAAACAGAATCACTGATTATACAGCCATTGCGGTTGAACACGCTGGCTGTTTGACACCGTGGGATGTCCAGAGCCACAGGATTTTTTCTGAATACGGGAAATGGTCTACGTTGTATAGCGGAGGAGGCGGTGGACATGGATATGTATTTACACTCCGATGGATTGTTCGCCGCTTGACCCCTGTTGAGTGTGAACGGCTACAAGGATTTCCTGACAATTACACCAACATTGGTGACTGGACGGATAGCAAAGGAAAGAAGCACAAATACGCTGACAGCCCACGGTACAAGGCTCTTGGCAACTCAATCGCTTTGCCGCAGTGGCTTTGGCTTGTGCAGAGGATGCGTCCTTACCTGAAAGAAAAGCCTACGCTGGGTAGCCTGTTCGATGGTCTGGGCGGTTTCCCTCTGGTCTGGCAAAGAGCATACGGCGAGGGTACTGCACGCTGGGCAAGCGAAATCGAAGAGTTCCCGATGGCTGTAACAAAAAGGAGATTTGGCGAAGAATGATTACCTGTTGTCTCAACTGCACATCACGCCACCAAGCCTGCCATGACACATGCGAGAAGTACAAGGCAGAGAAGAAAGACTTCGAAGAGCGCAAGGCTTTCGTGTATGAGCTGAACCACAGCCAGAGCGTGTACCACCGCGATTATGAGGACAAGCACCGGGAACGTGGCAAGAAGCGGTTTCTCGGAAGTGAATTTAGAGGTGAACGATAAATGGGAGCTTTCATTGCAAGACAACCTAATGGTCTGCTGTGCCGGTTTTCTTCGGTGGTCGATTGCATTACCGATTACAACATGACCGAAGATGAATACATCGAAATGTGTGCCGAAAAGGCACGAGAAGAAGCAAGAGATGTTATTGACCACTATATGCAACCGTTTGAACTGGTGGACAAGCGATTCTACCCGAACAACATGACAGTGGAAGAACATAAGCGGATTATGAAGGAAATGGAAAA